ACGCAAGGTACTTGTACCTGCACTGGACGACTGTCTGTTTCACCTTTGATGCCTGCGAACGGCAATTTGATCATTGCACGTTCTACCCAGAAAAACGTATTGGCTGAGTTGCCATCGGGTAGCAAACGGATAACCGCTTCCTTGCCTTCTTGCATGTTCCAATGTGGGTAAATTGCGTTGTCTCCACCGCCGGTGGATTGTCCTGTGGACTTTGATTGTGCTTCTTGAAGTTTCGCACGGATTTCTGCTAATGTAGCCATTTTATATGCCTCCTATGTTATGCCTAAAATGTTTATATGCCTTATGCACATGTATTATTATGCGCTTTTTATTTATCAAGGTCAATGATTATCTGCTATTTTTTTAATATTATTTTGCCAAAAGAAAAAAGTGGGTCATGCCCACTTTTCTCTATATGCTGCCATTGCTCTTTGTCTAGCTAGCCACAATCTAAATTTTACATAATCTGATAAATCATCGTCTTCAACAAGTTTACCAAATGTATGTGATCTTAGATTGCGTCCAAATGTAATTTCATCATCAACGACAAAACTATCACTGTCTTCTAGATCTCGATTACTTAGCGGCTGGCTTTGCGTCTGCTTTAGGTGCGTCTTTCTTAGCAGGCTCACTTTTGGCAGGCTTTTTCTCGTCCTTTTTGGCTTCTGCCTTAGCTGGTGCAGTAGCACTTGCTGCTGGTGCTGCTGGCTTAACTTCTTCTTTCTTAGCAGCAGGTGCCTGGGCAAATGCTGATACTGCAAACAATGATGCTACTACGATTGCGATTGCTGATTTCATTTTAAAGTTTCCTTTATGTTATACGCAAAGAATTGTCCCTGCGTATATATATAACGCTGTAGCCTACAATTCCGTTGACAACTGATTTAGCCAAAAGAAAGGGCACCTAAGTGCCCAATCTAATAGAGTTAACTAGACTCTAACTGCTACGAACAATCTTAATAGCCTGCAAGTTCCCTAATACGAGCCAATTCTGCAATCTGTGGATCTTGTTGTTGTGGTGCCATTCTTTCTACCATTTTGCGAGCAATCATTTCTGCCTGTTCACCAAACTTCTTGCCTACCATAATAGAAACGCCTTCTGGACCTTTAGGGAATGTTCCTGATTCACGATCATAAAAACTGTGAATAAATTCTGCAAGTTCTTGTACATTCATTGCCTTCTTTATACCTTGCTGTGCTAGATGTTTAGCCTTAGAATACTCTTGACCATGCTTACCAGGTGTCACTGGCTTGCTTGGTGTTGGATCCGGATCAAATGGGGGATCATCATCTTTTTCACCGGGTTCATTATCAGCTTCGCCCATTCCTAATTCTTGTTTTCTACGTGCTAGGCCTGCTGAGCTTGTTGGAGATTTAGTTTTTTCATCTTCTAGATCCTTTAGAGTCATTGGATCTTCGCCTTTTTGTTTACGTAGATATGCTGGAACATCACTTTTGTTAGGACCGTCTGCTGCTTCTTGAGGTAATTCCTCGCCTTCTGGCGGTTGTTCACCGGCCGGCTCTTCTTCTTGGAAGTCGCCAAAGTCTAGGCCTTCAAGTGCCTCTGGCACATTAGATTCTAACCAATCTTTGACTAGTCCTCTAACATCTGCATCTGGATCCAATTTTGCTGCTTCTTTAATCTCTTTGAATAGTGTAGGATCTTCAATGATGCCTTTTAGACTTTCAATGGCATTACTACCGTCGACTCCAACGGAAAATGCTTGTCCTACTAGTTCTTGTAATTCTTGTTTTGCTGTCTGTTGTTCTTCTGGATCTTGACTAGCAATAGCAGAATCTTCGCCTAACCCCATAACCCAAGATTCAAAACGATCAAACTCTGAATGTTCTTCGAGTTCTAATTGTTCGTCGGTTCCTTGTGTTGCAGTTGTCATTGCGACTATGTCGTCATAGCCTATGTCGCTTTCTTTCATTAGTCTATACAAGACTGGGAACACATTTTTAATATCTTCTTTGAAGTTTCTAACTGTGAATTTTTCTGTAAACTCTTCTACAAATTCTTGTGGAACTTCTTCTTGTGGCTGTGCCTGGAATGATTCACGATATTGTTCGTAATGACTTTGCTTGCTCATTGCCTTGATTTGTTCACGCAATTTGTTTAATTGCTCTGCTGATCTTTCTACAACATTATTAGTTTCTGAATTCATTAAGTCATTACGCACAACATAATTGCCAAAGCTCTTTAGTTGAGCAATTTCTTCACTCATGTTGATAATACTTTTGCCAAGATCGTCGTAAGGAACACCACCGTTGGCCACATGTCTCTGCATTGCACGAGCGCCTGCTAGGTGAATGAACGGATACTTAAAACGTTCACCGTCTTGATTTTCCACAAACAGTCCAGAAATGTTTCTGCTTCTAGCACCGGGTGCTGCATCATCCATAACTGCTTGACTGTGTTTGATAATTAGACGTGTATCCATTAACTTTTGATAACTAACGGTCTTTGATCCGTATAGTGCGCTTTCACTCATAATGCTTTCTCCAACAGGTTTAACCACTGTGTTTGGTTGTTCTTTAGGTTGATTGTTTTGACTTAGAAATTCATAATCTCGTTGATCTAGATTATCTTTAGCAATATCTCTAGTGTCAAACGCCATTAGTCTACGCTTGGCAAACTGTCTTAACTCTTTTAAAAATCCGTACCAATTTGTTTTTTGATTGCCGTCCATTGACTCTGTAATTCCTGTAGAGAAATATACCTTCAGTGAACTTTGTTCTGCTAGGCTAATACTAACATGTCCAATGGCTGTTTCACCTTCCATATAATCAAAATCAAAGAAGCGAGCATCCTCGGGATTGATAGTGATAGCGCCGCTACTATCGCCTAATTTTAGGCCTTTGAAGCGGCTTCTAATTTTATAGAATAAATCGGTGGCTATATTGTTTGTTGCGTCCATAGTTATATTTATCAAAAACCACTAGACACAAATATCGGCATTGGCATTTGATCTTCGGTTATTTTTTCTGTCATTTTTTCGTAGATCTTGGGATCCCAGTCTGATAATATGCCAGCCATTCTTATGATTAGTAGCATAGCACTTACTAGGTCGTCGTGTTCGCCTGTTTTTGCGCCAAATCCTACTCCGTGTGCTACGAACGTCTTTAATTCAGAAATTAAGGGTTTACTAGAAATTTTCATTTTTCCTGTTTCTAACATGTGTTTAACCTGGCTACAAGCAGTGATTTTTGACTTGTGAGTAGTATTAAATCCTTTTCTGAATTTGCGTACATGACCCTTACGAATCGGCTCAGAAAGGAATAAACCTGGAAAATTCTCTTCACCTATGTTATTGATCACAATTAGAGCAGCTTCACCTAGAGTGTTATTTTCCACCGAATAGTATAGTTGAGGAGCACTGCCTTTTTCCATACCACGGTCTTGAATGTACTTGCATATTTCTCGTAGATGTTTAACCTGTGCTTGTATAGGAGTTAGATTATGTCGCCACTCTGCTACCTGTTCCATACTAGGCATTTCAAATACTTGAATAGCACCATAGTCTCCACCTGTGCCTAAGCTAGGATCTAACGACACTAGGTATGTTGCCCTAGGATCAATGTCTTTGTACCAGCGGGTTTGACCCATGGTCATTATAGGATCAATACCTTTCATTTCTGCAAGACGTACTGCGTTGATTAGCGTTTCGTCAAAAATCAAGAACTCGCAATCAAACTCACGGCGGAAACGTTCTTCACCAATCTTACTACGCTCAGTTTGTGCCCATTTGTCATCGCGGTCTGGATGCTCTGCCCAATGTGCAAAGAACGAAGCAAATCCGTTTTGACCTAATTTTTGTTCGTTGCCAAACTCATCAAACTTCTTATTAGCTTCTGTCCAAATAAGCGCAAACTGATCTTCATCACTGTTTGGGGTTGATGTAATAATACACTTACCACCTGTTGATAATGTAGGTGATAGTGCAGTCCAGAACTCTTTGGCTTTTTCTGGTGGTTGCACAAACGCAAACTCGTCACAATAAATTAACGAAAGAGATTTACCACGACCTGTATTTTCTGTAGTAGTTGTTGCCTGTATACGTGCGCCATTATCATATTCAATGGTGTTTCTATTATAACTGTGTACCCCAGCACGAATAAAGTCGGGCAAGTTTTCATAACCATATCGATAGCGGTTCATAATATCTTGCGCACCTTCATACTTGTGAGCAGCAATTAACACCTGTGCTTCTGGAATAAACATTGTATACCATAATAGATAACCAGTAGCACACGTGGTCTTGCCCATCTGTCTAGGCAACATGGCAATACACTGTTTATTATTGTGATAAGATTCAATTAGACGTTCTTGATATTCATAGGGCTCAAAGGGAATTGAACCTCGAACAGGATGTTGAATTTTTAAAAAGTTTTTACAAAAATACAATGGACCAGTTATAGGATCCATGCAGGCTTCAAGATGCTTGACTTCCTCTAGGGTATACCTTTGAGGAGCATGAGCTTTCTTAATTAATACGCCATCTAATGATTTTGACATAGTGTTATTTACATAAAAAAAGCACCCCGAAGGATGCTTTTTGGTATTGCTGTAAACTAATTATTTTTTCAAACGGCCGTCTTTTTCAGCAGACTTCAACATGGCTGCACGATCTGCATAGCTACCACGCTTGACATCTTTGGCAGCATCTTTTTCACCTTGTGTAGGATTCTTAACATGCTTTAAAGGGTCAAACTTAGCTTCTGCTAAACGAGCACGTAGTTCTTCTTTGATACTAGCACGTAGTTCTTCTTTGCTTTCGTAAGCGCCAGCAGCCATAGGATTGTCGCCACGATATGGTTTACCGCTAAAACTTTTCTTTGGCTTGTTTAAGTCGTCGCCGTCTGGAATAGCAGCATCCATGCCGCGATATTCTTGATCTGGTGCGTCAGTAGGAGCATTACCAAATGCTTCTTCCTTGTCTTTCTTGCCATCTTTTTCGTCGTCTTTTTCCATGTCGTGATCGTCCATGTCATGATCGCCGTCGCCGTCACGATCGCCCATAGACTTTTGAATAGAGTCAATGCCTTTATCGTCACGGTCTAGATCACCCATTGGAGGCATATTGTCTGCATCCATGTCACTAGGACCACCCATGTTATCTGCATCAGGTTCACTGTGAGGTTCTTTTTTGTCTAAGTCAGGCAACATTTTTAATGGACCTGAATCTAGATTGCCTAGATCACCTATACCTGGCATTGGTGGTTTGATACTCATAATACTAGGTTCTGCACTAATTGGAGGCATCGCCATTGGTGCTGGTTGATTAATCATGTCTGGATTGACTTTGGTCATCAACTTCATTAATTCAGCAATGTTGTCCATGCCCTGTGCATTGAGGTTCACGCTCATGCTTGGAGGCGGCTCATCTGGTTTAGAAGGAATAGTTGGAGCAGGCATTCCCATAGGATCTCCGCAAGCTTCTACTGCTGGTTGGTCAAGCTCGCGCATTCTTTGCATTAATTCATTGAAATTCATATTAACTCCCTAAGGCGCTTTTTACGCCTGTCTTATCAGTTTTGGCCTTAGGCAGTTTATACTCTGACTGACCGTTGTCTTTCTTTTGTTGTTTAGCAACTTTGCTTAAATCTTTTAAGAAGCTCTTGTTAAAGTCATCTCCAAAGAAATCTTTGTGTTTGACATTAGCGGCTTCCTTATACTGACTGTCTGTTAATAACCCGTCAGCGTTTAAAATTTCTGTTTCACCTTGATCAGTTTCGGAAGATTCGTTGCTGCCTCTTACTCTAAAACAAGTTTCATCTAAGCCCATGCTCTTGATATCACTACTGATTTCAGGACCTGTAATTGGGTATTCGCAAGCAACTTCAAATACGTGAACTTCACAGTTCTTCATGGTTGGAAAATCCATGGGCACTGCCTGGATTGGTGTTGTACTGATTTTTTCCATTTTCATAACTTTACATCTTTCTAGAGATGTTTTCAAGTTTGATTGGAAATCTTCGGGCAAATCACCAGCAACTTTAATCTTAAAGCTGTATGATTTTTTACCCTCGGCAAGATATTCTTTGAAAGTTTTCATAGTAGTATTTATGCTTTTCCGCTTAATTTTTTAATAAGATCGTTTCGATCAGTTATTACGTAGCCAACACCGTTAAGAACATCATTTGGATCTTCGTTATTGTCTTTATCTATCTTGTACTTTTTAAGCTGTAGATCTACAGCCTTTAGTTTTTTTTCAATCTTATTGGTTTTTGCAGTAATTGCATGTCCAAGCATTGAACTTGCAACTTCAAAAATTCGACTGCTATATCGTACTTCTACATTCATACCCAGATCCATTAGATCGTCATAGGCTTGTTCGGCTTTTGAAGCTAGATTTTCTAACTCGTTATCATCTAGATCGTCAAGCTCTTTGATCTGTGGCAGTCCGCGAGTAATTTCAGCTACCGCTTTGTAGCTATCGTCTAGGCTGCGTACTTCAGTATGGTCAACTTTTACTTCTGGAACAACTTCTTCCTTTGCAGGTTTTGATTCTTCCAAATTAAAAAGCTCTTCTAATTTTTTAGTCATACTTTACTTATTTCCGTTTGGAGCCTTGGTGAAAAATATCACCTTCGTTTACGATTCTAAATCGAATACCTTGTTGTTTGCACCATGCTTGTGCAGCTTCCCATTTTGCCATATTCTTAACATACTGTTGTTGATTGTATTGACTCTTTCCTACATTTTCCAACCGTGTTTGACTCAATGGTTTTACTTCAATGACCTCTGCATGTTTTTTACCGTTCTTGTCTACGTATACAATAAAAAAATCAGGAACATATATTGTATATTTTCCTGTTAATGGATCTCTGTATGGAATCTGTATGCTTTCACTAGCCCAGCTCTGTACACCCTGATGTTCGTCTAACATCTTCATGAAAATAAACTCCCAACTGCTACGAGCCAGTGGTTGTTTCTTTCCTACATATTTGTCGGCATTCTTAACTTCGAAACGCCCTTGTGCAAATTTAGCCATTATGCAAAAATATTTCTAGTTTGATTTAGTTTTTCAAATATATCAACTCGATAGCCTAATGTGCTGGTAGATGATCTGTTATTGTTAAGTATTTCAGCAACAACGGCACTAATTTGAACTCCGTTGAATGTTTTTAATGTGTCAATGATTTTAAAAACAGGAGTACCGTCAACTTTTGCTTGTTTTAATAATACTTGAGCAGTTAGTGTTGCGGCATCGTCATCAAACCCTCTGCTTTGAAAAAAAGCAATTGCCGCAGTTACTTCATTGGCACTAAATTCTAAAGGCTGCTGACCATATTGATCAAAAAATAATTTTGTGCCGGCTGCACTATCTTGTTTTACTGGTATTGGTAAACTAGGCATTATAAAAATTCTCCAAGGTCTTGGACGGGAGGTACTATTGATCGTTGTGTGGCTGGAGTATTGTCGATATTTCCAGAATTTTTAGGCAATACTAATCCTACTATTCCGCCAACACTACCTATAATTCCACTAATCGCTGCCGGACTACTTAAAACATTAATAGCTTCGTTCCGTAAACTTGCACCAGATAGTTTTCCAATATTCTTTGCGGTGTTCACTGCTTTTATGGCTGTCCCTAAAAATCCACCCACACTGCCAAATGCTGATCCGCCTGCAACGTCCCCGAATATACCTTCTAAACCATCTAGTACTCCGCCTTCACCTAATAGATTTCCTACGCCGCCACCTGCTACAGTCAACGGGCTAGGTACATTATCATAATAAAGATTGGCAAAGCCTTTGGGTGTGTCACGTGAAACATTTCCAGAACCGTAAACAACCGATTCGTATTCTATATTCATTGACATCTCATTAAACTCATTTGCCGAATAACCAGCATCACCGTGCTGCCAACTTGTTATTTTTGGATTGATTAGTTTATAACTTAAAAAACGTCTTCGACTCATAGTAAATATGGTAATAGAGTCAAAGAAGTCTACTGTTTTTCCTTGTCTGTCTAGGCTGTATCTAAAACCTTCAAATGCTGTTCCTGATGCCTGTAGGTTAGTTTTTGAAAATGCAGCTTCTGGATTATGTCGATCCTGTACATATGATCCCATATACAATGCCCATAACGCATTTATAACGCCAGCGGTATCGTCATGAAATTTCATGCTGATGCCTTCATAACTGAAGTTTTTATAAATTATGTGTTTTCTATTGTATTGATTTTTAGTGACTGTTTCAAATTTATACTTGGGTAGATCTGTACTTTTTATCAAATAGCCAATTTCATCAGCATGAGTGTTTGTAAATGTTGCAGATGTTAACACGCTCTTGTTAATTTCAAATTTCACATAGAACATGAACTTGCTACGAGGCATCATCCTGTAGCCGTTTTCTACAAACAATCTGCTAGCATGGCGCCAGCTGGCTAGGCCACCTTTAGGTGTTAGTAGGCCGTCTCCGACACCACCAAGAAATCTTGTGAATACATTTGACATACAATTATTTAGTCGTAAAAAAACCTGGAGTTTAATCCAGGTTTTTTAATAGTTAAAACTATTAACCGCGACCAGTTACTGATTCGCCAATAGTTCTTCCAACCAGTGCTCCGATACCACGCTCTGGGCCTGTACCGTTTGCACCTGCAAACTGAACAGCATTATCACACTTGATGGTTAGTGCTATAGACATTGGTTCGTTTGTTCCGTAGTTAGCTTCACCGTAGTTTACTTCAGAAACAAAACAACCATAAATTTCCCATTTTTCAAGGATGTTTGGTTCCAATGTTCCGTTGCCACCATCTAACATTTCGATGTTCATTTGGAATTTATAATCAATACCAGAACGTGCAGAAGCCTGTTCCATGAAATCGTATTGTTTCTGGATCTGTTGTCCAACAATCTTTTGCACCTGTCCGTTAGCATCATCACGAAGATTCAATGTAAAATCGCCCCACGATGGTTTACCAGCAAGTTTGACCTTTGAGTTGTAGATCTCAATTGTCATTTCTTCAAAAGTTACTGTTGGTCTAGTAACGTCAGAAACTTGTTTTGTTAATTCTGTACTAGCTTCAACACCAAAACCTAGCAATAGCACCCTAAAGCGATATTTTAGTTTTGGCATCAGCAGCGCAGTGCCGCTGTTGCCGTTTGAAGTAGGAACCGAAATTCTATTTAAGGAAGTTAGTGCCATTTTTAAATTTCTCCTGTATTCTTAATACGCAATGGAATGTAAATAAATTCTACCGCTTTTACTGGCTCAATAGCAATATCTACCCATAGCTCGTTGCGATCGACTCTTGCATTTGTGTTATTAGACTCGTCGCAAACTACTGCGAAGTCATATAGAGCACGTAAGCCTACCAACTCGATCAATAGACTCTCAACAGCGCCTTTAATCTCGTCTCGTGTAATCTTGTCATTTGGTTCAAAGATATAAGGACGAGCAAGTTTAGTCAACTGACTACGTAGATATACTGTTAAACGTGCTACGTTAATACGATCTAATGCTGATGCATTTCTTGCACGAGTCTTTTGACCGTACGCAACTAGACCAACTCCAACAAAGAATGGAATTGGATTAACTTTTAGATCATACAATGTATCGCGTTGACCTTCGTTCAATGCCACTGACTGGAATTCACCAGTTGCTGCATCAATGTAGCCAACGCCTGTTGCATTGGTAATACCACCACGTCTTGTACCTGCTGGTGCAAACCATGGATAGCTAACTTGGTCGCTTAGAGCGATTGTACGCAACATCATGTGTGTTGCTGGAACAACTGCGTTAGCACCGCCCAAGTCTGTGGTAAATCCGTTTGGATACCAAACTGCTGAATACTCGTCATAGCTAACAATACCTGTATCACCGTTGTCTAGTGCTCCGTTAGCATTAGTGCCCCAAGCTGTTAGGCTTGTTGCATCCGATGGTAATCGTAATGGTGTATCACCTAGAACAAACGCTGTCATGCCGCGATCTAAGTTCAAGTTGATCAAGTTGCTGTATGCTTCTGGATATCCAGGGCAAGCAATTAGGTTAAAGTTTCTACGCTCTTCGTCACGGATTTCTGAACTTGTATCGATAACGCTCTTTAGTTTTTGTACAACTAGAGCACGTTGAGCTTTACGACCAAATGATCCTGAACCGTCTTCGTTATTTGGAGAAGCTGTAATCCAACGATCAGTTGCATAAGCACTTTGTCCGTCACCAATTACTGGACTATTGCCGGCATCGTTATAAAATGCTTCGTAGCGGACGTTCTTAGCTGCTGTATCGATGTAGCTGTTAGCATAACGTTTAACGTTGCCACCACTTCTACGTAGGTTCCATAACAACATACCTTTTGGATATAGTGCTGGATCTGGACAGTCAAAGTCTACATAGTTACTGCTTAACAAGTCTTTAATCGTTGCTGCTGTATTACCGGTTGCACCACTTGCACCATAACGTGCATCGGCAAATAGAACACCGTCTTCTGTAGTTTGATCTGTTTTGTCAACTAAAACCCATTCTAAATTTAATCCATCATAGCGATAGATAGTTGGAAAGTTTTCTAAATCTGCTGTACTAATCCAAAGATCGCCGTTGGCTAAATTACTGCCGCCACTTTGTTTTGTTGGCTCGCTGGCTGCAACAATAGGACCATTAACATCAGTTCCTGTATAAGGACTTGATGCATCTTTGTATCCAACCCAAATTTCGCCGTTGTGGACCATCATGTCAACTTGATCAAACGCTGGGTTATACCACAATTGACCATCTTGTGGTTCTGCCAACGGAGTGGATGCTGTAGCATTATAATCGTCGGCAGCTAACGGAATCCAGTTAGTTGCTACAAAAGTTTCTGTTGCTCCAGTACCTACTGCATATAAATTTTGTGTACCGTCACCTGTGTCGATATCATATGCTGCAAATACACTAGTAATTGGATTAAAGGTACCGTCTGTGAAGCGCATATCACCACCTTGTTTGTGATAAATTTGTACTTCGTTATCGGCAGTAACCGCAGCTTCAACATTTGTTAGTCCGGCTGCATTAATTTCAGTTGCTAGTGTTTCAGCATCAGTAGAATTTCCAAGAGCTGAGAAAGAAACAGTGACAGGAGCATATGCAGGAGTAGGCAATGCGCCATTTGATGTTCCTAATGTTACTCTACCTTTTAATGATTCTGCAATCGTAAACGTGTTTTGACCAACGCTAAATGTTCCGGAACCAATGACATCGGAAGTAATTACAGTATTTCCTGTAGTTGCTCTCTTCCATAGTCTAAAGGATGTAGTTTCTGGAGTAGCATCGATAGAAGAATTTTCAGTGCTATTACTTTGAACAAACAGGCTGTTTGCAGCGATTCCAACGCCTCCACCACTACGATCTAAGTAGTAAAGGGCTGCATGTGTGCTAGAATAGATAGGAGCTGAATATTCAACCCATGTCTTAGTTGCTGCATTCCAACGCTTGACAATCCAACGAGCACCATAGTTAGGCTCAGTTGTTTTGATCCATACAGAACCTGTAGGGCGTGGCTTAGTGTTTGTTGATTTCCACTCCGGAACACTTGTGTGTGGAGTTTGTTGCAATGCTGGACTGAAATAAGTACCAATTGCTAGACCTAACTCAGTTAGTGCTGTTGCAGAATTTGTACCACCACCTGCAATAATAATAGCATCTGAATTTGTTGAATCATCAGATGCTGATAAATTACCGCTATCAGAATGCAAATATAATCTGTTATTGCTTACGACTGCTTGAACACCGTCTACTGCTAATGTAATATTGTTAGCTAATGTTGTAAGATTTGAAACAACAGTTATCAGTGTGCCGTTAATATAAAAAGTATTAGAAGGTGTTAATGTGCCAACAGTAGTTGCTCCGCTGACTGTAGGATGGCTTTGTGCCCAGTCGTTGCTACCAACTTCTACCCAGGTGTCGCCGCCTAACAATGTAGTGTTTCTCTTGTAATAAATTACAACTGGCTCTTTAAACAAGCTAAATCCAGCTTCGCCGGTATTGCCGATAGTTTGTGCAACCACCGCATAATCACCAATGGAGCCTACTGAATCTTTTGGTTTCCGTGTGCCTGAATCAATTTTTACTGTATCGTCATCAGTTAATACCAATGGAGTTTTTACTGCAAACTTCTGGCCGCCTGTTGTGGTAGCTGCTGCGCCATTCCACTCTTGGATACCCCAGGATGTTGCTCTTGTATCAAACCACCATGCGCCATCTGCTGGCTCTGCTCCCGGGGCGGTTGTTTGACCTTCAAGTTCGTCTAGATTGACATCAGCACGAACAATGAATGCTGCGTTAGATACACCCAAGAAGCTATATGCTGCTAGTAAACCATATTCGTTTCTTTCGCCACCATGTATAGGGCTCGAAGACGCTGTCTTCTCAAAGAAAGGAACACCGTAAGTGTCAACAAGTTCTCGTTGACTAGTGATCTTAAATGCTTTGCCGGTGTTAGCCGGTGTTGTTCCTGCGGCAGTACCTGTACCTGCTGCATTAGATTTGTTTTCTGCGGTTGCAATTACAATAAGAGGAGTCGTACCAGGTTCTGCTGGTGTGTAAAAACTCTCATCAATTACTGTAACTTGTACGCCGGGTGATATTAGTGCCATTCCCTATTCTCCTGGTAATAGTTGCTCATATTATTTAGCGGTATCCGCTAAAATTGGTACGTTATACCTAGAAGAAAAGGGGTTGAAAAGGTGTAAATAGATATATGAGACCACTTTGTAGGTGCGGACAACGACCCCGTGCTGTTAATTATAAAAAGAATGACAAGATTTACTATCGTAGTCTATGTGAAATCTGCATGTCGCACGGAGTTAATCATGGAATACCCCGCTGGGCTAGAGCAGGGTATAGGATAAAATCACAATGTGATAAATGCGGTTTTAAATCAATGCATTCTGAAGTTTTTAGAGTATTTCACGTTGACGGTGATCTCAACAATTGTAGGCACAGCAATCTAAAAACTGTCTGTGTCAACTGTGCTACTGTGTTAGGCAAGGACGGAATAATGTGGCGGCAAGGGGATCTCGTCGCCGATTACTAGGCCTTTTGATCGATCATATAATTCATCAATAGATCCGTTGTTATCTATAATTCCATCAAATTTACAACCAATCCATGCCCACTCGCTGGCATGGATCTTTTTCATTTTCATAGAATTTAATCCAACGTTGTTGCCTTGATTTGCGCTAAGGGCGTCTTCATACCATGCGGGTAGATCACCTCGCTGCACCCAATAAATTTTTCCACCTGCTTTTTTAATAGCTTCAATTTCGTTAGGAAAACGACAATCACTAATTACCACATGATCTTTACTATTGCGTATTTTGTTTTCTAAACTGGCAATCCAGATATCATCATGAAATGCTTTACGGCAAACTTCTGTACCCCAATATTGTAATACCCATCTAGGAGTTAATGTAGGCATGTCTAATCGTTCAGCCCACCAAGTATCAACTTGCTCTCGCCATTCGCGAGCTTCTTTAGTGCGCCCTTCTAACATGGTTCTGTCCCAGCCGAATACATGGGCAACAGCATCTTTTAGTGTTGATGCAAAACTTTCTCTTCTAAATTCGTGGAAGTTAACTAGATAGTCAGCGACTGTGTCCTTGCCGCTGCCAATAAATCCGCATATTCCTATAATCATAAATGTCTCCTATTAGATACATTATACTATAGAAAGTTTATAAGGTCAAATAAATTTAACCAATTATGAATGTGTATCCGCTGCCACCTGATACTAGCGTTTCTAGTTCTTTAGTCAATCTTTCCAAATCAGCAGTTGCTTCTGATTTCATAGCAGCGCCGTTGAGACTGCTGCCGCCTCCGGGTCCTGCAATTTGAGCAAATTTTTCACGTGCCTGTCCAAGCATCATTTTACAGTTGGCCAATGTATAGTCTTTGATCCATTGCCCTGCATAGGTATCTTCAATGATGGCAAAGTCGGGCTTAGTATTATAAACCTGTATCATGATTTCTTCAAATCCACGGGGACGCTGTAAGATTGTTAGTTTTCGACTCTGTGGATGCCAATTAAAACCAATAAATGATCCAAACATTTTGCCTACTAGTTCCTGATACTGACTAAACAATTCATAGGTTAGTAGGCCGCCCATGTTTGTTGATGATAACAAATAGGTATTTGTATAGGCCAAGTTGAATGGTTCAAATACAGTGCCACCAGTACCATTGCCGGTTCTTGAGCCCACTGATCGTCTAAAAATCTGTCGTACCTGCTGAACTTCTTTTGGTAGAATATAGTCGTTTTGATTTTCTTGAAGTGTCAAAAACATATAGCTTTCTTCTACAGCATTATCTGAACGTTGGCGGAAAACGCCTAGACTGCGGGTTAGGGCAGTTTCGTAGTGTATAGGATCTAGTTCTACATCAATCATGCCGTCGCCCAGCATGGTTTTACAGTAATCGTACACGCTTTGTTTGGATTGATCAATTTGGCTCATACTGTTATTTATCGTAGCGGTAAATATACTACTATGCCAAGACTCTCTCTTTACCGTCCCGAAAAGGGCAATGACTACAAATTTATAGATAAAACCGCCTGGGAAATGTTCCAGGTTGGCGGTACGGATGTACTTGTTCATAAGTATATAGGGCCCGGTACAAGTTCTGAAAACACACCATCTACTCCTAATTATACAGGAGATAGTGTAAGCAATATTCAAGACCTACTATTTTTAGAAAATAGAGACAGAAAATACGATCCCGACATTTATCAGTTGCGTGGAGTTTATAGTCTACAAGATATAGATTTTAATCTAAGCCAGTTTGGCTTGTTCCTACAAAACGACACTATTTTTATCACCTTTCACATCAATGACACTGTGGAAAAATTAGGCCGTAAAATTATTGCAGGAGATGTCATTGAACTTCCTCACTTAAAAGACGAGTATGCACTTAACGATTTACAGTTTGCGTTAAAAAGATTTTTCGTCATAGAAGAAGTTAGCCGAGCTGCTGAAGGATTTTCAGTAACTTGGTATCCACATCTTTATCGTGCAAAATGCAAACCTTTAGTTGACAGTCAAGAATTTAAAGACATTCTAGATGGTGTTGCCGGAGAAGGCAGCGATAAAACATTGCGTGATATCATGTCAACATATGAAAAAGAAATGCAGATTACACAGGCAGTTCTTGATCAAGCAGAAAGTGATGCTCCTAAAAGTGGATACGATACTACACGTCATTACATGATACAAAAAGATGATAATGGCAGGGTAGAACTTGTAGATGCATCGGGTACAATAAATCTTGCCAGTCATCAAACTCAAGCAACAGATGCCAACGGTAATTTGTTGTTTGACGACGATAACAATCCAATATATGTGGGAGCAACTGCTAGTACCATATATCAGAGTCCAGAATACAACGGTCCTATGACAGGTGACGGCGACGGTATTCCACCAAACGGTGCGCCATTTACCGCAGGAATTACATTTCCTATTACTCCGTCTATCGGGCAGTTCTGTTTAAGAACAGATTATCTACCTAAGAGATTGTTTAGATACAACGGCACTAGATGGATAAAAGTAGAGGATGTAAATCGAATGACTATGAGTAATATGGGACACGAGGATGTTATTAATGGTGGGTCACCCGACAACGTATTCTTAGACAAAGAAGTAAGATTAACACAAAAGACTAGTTTTATTAATAACAATGCTGAGGCCAATGTTAACGGGCACACAATTAAAGAGAAGCAAAGCCTTAGTAAGGCGCTTAGACCAAAGGCGGACGAGTAATGGATTATTTTTATGATGGGCAGATAAGACGATATGTCACACAATTCATGCGTGTGTTCATAGGTTTCAAATATAAAACTGGCGACGGAACTATACGCCATGTGCCAGTGATGTATGGCGACATGACTAGACAAGTGGCTGCTATTATCAAAGAAAATTCAGAAAATAAAATGTCCACTGTGCCTAAAATTGCTTGCTATATTAGTGGATTAGAAATGGATACTAGTAGACTAGCTGATGCTAGTTTTGTCAGCAAGTTAAATATCAGTGAACGTGCTTGGACTGAAGAAAACGGAGAAGTTGGTTATAAAAACTACCAAGGTGCAGGCTATACCGTTGAAAGACTAATGCCCACTCCGTTTAAATTATCTATGAAAGCAGATATATGGACTTCAAACACTGATCAGAAACTTCAACTAATGGAACAGATACTGGTGTTGTTTAATCCCAGTTTAGAAATTCAAACTACGGACAACTACATTGACTGGACCAGTCTCAGTGTTATAGATCTTTCAACTCTTAATTTCAGTTCAAGAACAATACCACAAGGCAACGAAAGCGAAATAGATATTTGTTCAATAGAATTTAAAATGCCTATCTATATTAGTCCACCTGCCAAAGTTAAGAAACTTGGAGTTATTAGAAACATTGTTGCCAACGTGTTTGGCGAAACAGGCGACATATTATCACTAGATGATTTAATCTATGCCGGCACAGGCAACACAATTCATACTAGAAATGTCAACGGGCGTTTTAGAGTTCTATTATTAAAGAGCAATAATGATCAAGACAATGATTTTGATGTTTCTATTGTTTCTCCTAATGAAGTTATAATAGCTAACAAATTAGAACCTCCTACAAAGACTGGAGAACTAGTTGATTGGAATACCGTTATAAACATGTACGGTGGATATATTTCTGGGATCAGTAAAATATTCTTTTTGCAAGCTGACGGTAATGAGTTAGGTGGTACATTTGTAGTAAACGAACTAGATCCTACTCGATTGCTCGTTAGCCTAGAAGATCGACCATCTAATACTGTATTATACAGCTCAGTATATCCTAGTGGAAGAACCACCGTTGATGCTATTGTTGATCCCTACAAGTTCAATCCTAAAAGACCCAATAAAGAATCGTCTGATCAAGCTATCGTAGCAGGTGTAAGATATTTGGTGCTCGACGATGTTAATCCTAGTACATCAGTTGGTACCGTTGTTAAAAATCCACCGTTTAATCCACAGTTTACATATGATGGTCCAGATGCATGGAAAAATTTAAACGGTAGCGATCCAGTTATTGCAGCTAACAGTATTATAGAGTGGAGTGGTACTGAATGGGTCAATCTAATGCTTACATGGGTTGTTTCAAATCCCTTGCCTTCTCAATATTCATTAATTGCATATAGTCTAAACCAAATTGTGATATACGACGGTGTTGCCTATCGTGCCACAGCCAATATAACTCAAGAAGAAAATACAGCTATTCCTTCGGATAACGATAAATTTTTAGAAATCAGCATTCTTTTCCAAAATTTAAAAACTGGTATCCAATATCGTTGGGGAGCCGACGGACAATGGATGAAGAGTTTTGAAGGCGAATATGCGTCAGGATACTGGAGACTTGATCTGGATCCGCAATAAGTAATAGATGCAACAACGTGCTGGGTTATTATTTCTCGCTAAAAATACAAATAGACTGCTGTTGATCTTAGAGGATCAAAAGTGGACTGTGCCCACATTTCCTAGACAGGCTTCATTGTTAGAGGACGCTCAAGAATTATTAGATGCATATTCTATAGGAAGAATATTACCTATAGAATTATATCTTAGTGAGGATCGAGGGTTTGAATACGGTACATATGTTTGTCTAACTGATAGTGAGTTTTTAACTTCTGCCAGTCAAACTATTTGTTGGGCAAGTTTTGAATGCCTGCCAAAAAACTTGCATGGTGGACTGAAAACCACCTTAAATAATCCGCTGATAAGAGCAAAAATTGATACTATAATGGTGCTAGAAAATGATTCCAAAAATACAAAATAGTCAACGTTTTACAGACGACTATAAAAATTATCAAGAACGGATTATTAAAATATCCGACCCGATTGCACAAAAAGAATTAATTAATCTATTGGTGCAGTTAAAAGAACAAGTTTCTTACATTGATCGTAGTCACGAAAGTATGTTTATTACTGGAAGAATAAACAGTGAAGTTTCTGATCTACGATCAAATTTGATGACAATCAAAAAATCTTTAGATCAGAAACTTACTCACTGGGAACGCATCAAGCAAAATTAAGCCTGCGCTTCACCCCATCGTAGAATAATGCTGGTGCTAACCGCTGTGCCAGATACTTTATACACATTAATCGCCAATACGTCAGGACCATTAGGGAATGTACCGCGACCGCCAATTGCAGTTGTTGTAAGTTCTTTTAACTCTGCCAAACTTAGCTCGCCTGTATTTCCTGGATTTGAAATAAAGGAAAATACCTGTTCTCCCGGTAGAGCAAAAGCCACGTCACCAAACTGGAAAGTTATATTTGCTGCTGCTGCAACTGTGGTATTGGCATTCTGAGTAAATGTCACTCGACGAACAGTGGTAAATCCTAGTGTTCTAGTTGTGACCGCTGACACTGAAGTCCCTGCAGGAAATTGCGTAGTTGTAGTATCTACCCTAGTTCCAATTGAAGCTCCTGAACTGTTCCATGAAGCATTGGTAAAGAATAGATAGTTAGTACTTGGATACGATGACGCAGTTTGAGGAATTTGAGTTGTTACAGAAATTCCAGTATTATTAGGACTGTTTGCACTGGCGTTTGCATTCATAGTAATAATAGTATATGGTACGGTACTAATAGTAAGAGCAGTCCTTTGGGCGTTAGTCACTGTTCTATTTCCTACAAGATAGGTACCATTGATTAAAATATCTCCAATTTGCAATCCACTTGCATCGTATTGAGCATTGGTGATAATAAATGTATTTCTATCAATTCTAAACGAGTTGGAATAGGTTCCACCTGGTCCAGGGTTTAATGCTGGTGTGCTAACTGAGCTTTGAACAAGTCCAGCAACCTGAGCTGTTGCAGTTGTTAGAGGAACACCACCCCAGTTAATTGAACCGCCTAGTGCAATTTGTGCAAAGCTAGGCTGTCCGCCTGCTCCAGAACTTGATAAACCAGTCCAAATAATATTACTTGGGTTAGCAGGATAGTTTCTAGGATTCAATACCCCTTCAATAACCAAGTTGCCGGTTCCCGTGTCAGCAGCAATAGCAATACTCTTTAATAGCAACTGGGCTCTGTTTAGTAGATCTCTTTCGCCCAAATCGCCAACAAGTGCATTAGACACGCTAGGTGCCAAACGAATCATGAACGCTGTTTGTTTAGTGGTAGTAACACTAACCGCTGCTGCTGCATAACTGAAAATGTATCCTCGATCTTCATCGAACAATCCGTCAGTTAATAATGCTGAACCCCAGTGACTAATTGTAGGTGTCAGTGTACAACTAATTAAATTAACGCCAACTCCGGCAGAGTGAGATGCTGCAACGCTACCAGTAAACGAACGATTCAATCCTGCAACAAAATTACTTAAAGTTGTTGCTCTTGTACAACCAGTCAGCGTATCTCCAGATCTGTTCGAGTATGAAATAATTTCATTGTCGATATATACAGTGCCCGCATTTGGGAATCTAGATGCATCTATTAATGTAATTGATGTAGCAGAAGAATTAATTGTTGTTTTTAATTTACTTCTTGCAGAAGCATTTTCAACTTCATAACGAACTGGTAAGTTAGCAGTTCTCATATATGCTTCTGTATTGACGTTTGAGTTACGAATTCTATGCAAGAAAATAAACTTACCGTCAGATCCCCTAATCATAAATTCAATAAATCCCGCAGCATACCAAGAATATTGAATACCGATCATCTGCATTCTAGATACATCAAATACATATCCCGAAGGACCAGTACCGTCAGCTTTGTCCATATTCCATTCGTGTTGAGGAATTAACAACTCAGTAACTAGACACAACTTAGCTCCGCTGATAGCATTCACACCTCGCCAGTCAGGAGTCACTGTCATTTGAGTATTACTAGTTATTCCGGTAACTGTGTGAGTCATACCTCTCAATACAATTTTATCTCCAGCTTTTAATTGTTCAGCAAATCTTGTGCCGCTTCCGCTGATAAGATTGCTTTCAATGTTTGCTGATACTGTACCAGTTAACTGTTGAGTACTGCTACGTCTAACAAGAGCCATTTCTTGTCCATCGTATTGATAGAAAATTCCATTCTGTTCGTCAAACGCCCCTACTCTAACTGTAGATCCATGCCATGTTTTTGCCAGCATCCTGGTGTCAGATCCTAATTCAGCTGTTGTTGTAGATAATGGCACAATTGATCTTACAGTAAATGTTCTAGAACTGAGTACAGATTCAACAATATAGGTTCCGTTGTATTCAAACGATACCATTCCAACAATTTCAATAGTTGCTCCAGGTTGTGCTCCGTGATCAGTATCGTCAGTAGTAACGGTTATAATACTGTTTGCTGCCAAGCCAGTTGCCGTTGCCGATGCAATATTATAACTAGGTGCAAATAGTGCTCCAGTAGTATACATCATGCCTTTACCAGATTGGTATCGAATGTATTTTTTACTCTGTCGAATTGCCTGCGAACCATATTGCGGACCACCTGTACCTAATTGTACACCACCGTCAAACGGTCTATGTGTAAAGAATGTATCAGGTCTAGCATAAAGTGCTCCTGTAATTGCAGCAGTGGAATTTATAGCACCCGTACTTCTTGCAGGATATCTAAGTCTAGTATCAGACGGAACTTCTGTAATAACAAAAGGACCAGCAGCTAACTGATGATTGGCCGAGGTTAATGTAATTGCCTGTGCTGCTGACGAACCGGTAGCTACCGCAACAAATTTACTAGAAGCCCCTGAATATGTACTAAATCCAATACCTTCATAGGCGATAGCGGCAGCACTAGATCTTTCAGTAAATCCGCCAGTTTCACCAGTAAACGATGTTAAAACAAGCCCGCCACTGTCTGCCACAATAACAAAATTATCGTCACCAAAAATTAAATCATTCCAAGTACCCGATACCGGTAATGTAATTGAAGTCCAAGATGTTCCGTTAGTTGATAATGCTGCTACCGCAGTATTTTTTGCCACCGTTAAAAATCTAGAGTTTCCAAATGTAACAGCGTTCCACGTTGTGCTACTAGGCAGTGTTGATGCAGTCCAGTTTGCTCCGTTATCTACAGAATATGCTGCGGCTGTTCCCCCTGTGGCTACGGCTACAAAAAATGCTGAGGTGCCTACAGTTCCGCCAGATACGTCTTGCCAATTGGATGAACTTGGCAATGTTGCTGCGGTCCAATTAATACCGTCTGTAGAGTATGCTGCGGCAGTTGAACCACTTCTTACTGCAACGAAAGCCGAGTTGAAATAGGCAACACTGGTCCAAGAACCTGAACTAGGTAATACACCCCCCACTGTCCAAGTTGCGCCATTGTCTGTGGAATAATTAGCAACAGTACCACCGCTGGCAATAGCCACCCAGAATGTTGTAATACCTCCAATTGGTCCTACAGCAATACTAGTCCAAGTTGTAGAGGCGGTTAAATTTCCGCCTACTGTCCAAGTTGTTCCGTTGGTTGAAACTGCTGTACCGTTACTGCCAGATTTAATAGCAACAAATCTTCCATTATAACCTGCTACGTCAGTCCATGTGCCGGAATTAGGCAAATTAGTTGCAACAGCAGTTACTTCCGGAGCAGGTGTTGATGTAATATTAGATAGTATAGTTGCACCTGGAACTAACCCGTGCTTGGATGTAAAATCTACTTGAACAGTGCCAATAGCACCAACATCTAAGCTGGTGCCTGTTGGCAACTCACCGGTTAACGATTCGCTTAGTGTCAGCGAAGGATATATCAAAAAGCTATCGCCGGTAAACGGTGTTCCGTTAGCTGAAGCAGAAATGATTGAACCTGCAGATGAATTTGCTACAGTTAATAATAGATCGTTTAACGGAGATGCTCCCCCAATATCTGTTCCTAATATTAAAATTTGATTTCCATTTCTATAATTTGCGCCGCCGTCTGTCACTATGCTTGAATATGCTCCAGAAATTCGTTCTATTGTAAACTCGGCTCCTGCGCCAGAATTTGTAAGATTATTAGAAGGCGGAGTTGTATAAACAGCATCACCGGATACACCAACAGGAGTTCCAACTAATTCCCAATCAACAATTGCACCACCAGTAACTCCGTTGACTTGAATAACGATATCGTTTTCTGGACTAGTTCCGCCAAAGCTAGTACCGGCCCAAGTAACAGTGTCTGCTGGAACAAAATCCGCCCCACCATTCGCCAGTGACACAGTATATTCTCCTGTGCCGCCTGTTCTTATAACTGTAATAGTTGCGCCTGCACCCAATGTGCTTGTTGTAGATGATTGACTAACTGCTGTATATGTTTCACCTCCAGATACAGCTAGTCCGCTATAGGTAAATCCAACAATTGCACCACCGCTATCAATAGAAGAAACAGTAATAGTTATATCGTTAGTTCCTATTGATCCACCAACTTGATTACCGTCAATTCTTATTTGATCTCCAATTGCATAATTAATACCGTTTGATGTGCTATCCTGAGCATCAGTTACGGTATATTCTCCAGCGGTTCTAGAAACATTAAATGTTGCCAATGATCCAATAGCTGCTACGATTGTGCCAGTAACACCAGTATCAATTCCATCGGCCCCTAACAATGTAAGACCACAAGCTGCTGAAAGATTTGCCTCACCACTTAAAATAGAATTAATATAGACAGCATCACCTGACCCATTGTCGAACGCCATTCCGCCTTGTACTCCAGTATAGCTAGTTAATGATATTGAAGTATCAGTTGGGTTAATGTCATTTTTTGCATACACTGTTGCTACCGCATTTCCGTTGATAGCCGATACAGATGTTCCTGCTGGAATAAATGTACTACCAGTAATTGGTGATCCAGGTGTAGGAGCAGAGCCGCTGTACGCAATTCTTAATGAAGAGCTTGGTGAATCAAATACCGAAACGATTGTGCTTGTTGTTCCGTTACTAGCAACGCTGAATACAGGAGCACCAATACTTGCGCCGGTGTAGAATCCTGCCTGTCTAATTTGAGCAAAAGAAGTGAATAAACTTTCACCAACTGCTGATCCCACTTTTGCAGAAGCATAGTAAGTAAAAGCTACCGCACTAGGAATGCTGTGAACTAAAAAAGTACCTTCTGCTCTCGAAAATCCGTTAATGTTATTAGACAATCCCTTAACAGTGATAGGAGTTCCAACACTATAACCGTGACTACCATTTGTCGAAACTGTTATTAAAGAAGCTCCAAAAAATCCAGTAGTTGCTGACGCATCTGTAGTTATGGCATTAATGGTTAAGTCAGTTGCAGGAATTTCGTAAAAACTAGGATAACTTCTCAATAATCCAAGAGCCTGCCATTTAGTTGGTTGCAGTCCGTATTCAAAGTCAGCGTCAAGCATGGCCTGCGGAGCGGCAACACGCATACGCTCAATAGCATCTGTACCAAAGTCCCAAGGACGAATTGTTTGATATGGCTCTTCTACAAATATTTGTAAATCCGTTGATGCCGAAAGTGTCGAAGTATCTTCTGATAGATTAATTGTGGTAATTGTATCAGTAGTTTGCCACCACGACGGAAAATCTAAATCACTTAATAGTTCACCGTCACCACTGCTCCTACCATTTTTATATTCAAAATTAACTGTGTTTGAAGGATCAGCAAAATTATATAATATTTGCCCAGTATTAGTATTTGTTATTAATAGGACATCACTAGGCAAATAACTGCCTAGAATTCTAATAGAACTTACTCCAGGAACCTTTGTAGCCATTGCTGTTGGTCCGTTCTGAATAACGTTACCTAAGATTTGAAATTCACTAGTAATTCTTGCAGCGGCTCCCTGCTCTCCCGACGATTGGTTTGTGACTTGCTCAACAACAGTCTGTCCGTAAGTTGGAGTTACTGGATTATTTGTAAAGATATAATTGTTGATAATATCTCTTATATATTGTTGACCTGTAATTTCCGGTGATACATCACCTCGAATCATAGGTTCGCCTTTAATATGAAAATAGTCAGCTACCTGTCTAATTTTTACATTGCCGCCATATTTTAAATCGTGCAAGATAGCATCGATAAAATATCCTACATCTCTAGTACACTTTGCGGGTGCATATGTATAACCAACATACGGCGAAATACTATTTGTTATGTTATAATTTATAAAAGCTACAACTTGCGCCTGGATGAAGGCTTTGTTTGCCGACAACAGAGCATAAGCATTAGGAAAAGCATTAGAATCTTTGCTTAATCCTGGTTCAAATACGTAATTGAGTAATTTCTTTTTTGCCATTTAATCTTTTCCTTATGCTCCGAATGCTATTGAAAACGCTGTTACTCTTGCATCAACATAGTCTTTTCTAGTCAAGTGACTGGCTAATGTTGGTGCATTGTTTGCTGCTGCATCTAAAAATGTAGCGTCTGCTGGAGTATTTTGTCCAATTGCTATGTTATCCATGCCACCAATTTCCGAACTGTTAATAACAACAGCGCCGTTATCTATACTGATAAAATTAGTAGATGCTATTCCAATATAAACGTCACCATCTACTTCTAATCTTTCTAATACACCGAGATTTCTTAAGTGACTGTTTGTAATATCTTTTGATAAAGACAGTGTCGAATCGTCATTTTCTATAATATCAAATGCTGCGCCACTGCCGCCTATTTGAATGTTAGCTGCAAATAAAGTCCCGTTTATTGTAGCGTCGTTGTCTATAACTATATTGTTATCTAGATTAACATTACCTAGATCGTCTACAGCAAATCCAGGACTTGCAAATCCGTAGTTTGATTTTAGTGGGGAGTATTCAACTGTCATTTTATTCTCTTATAGGTCATTTATAGCATGATAGTAGCTAACGCTGAATATCAATCTTTTCGATTCTGGACCAATTGGGGATGCAATTAACGTGACTTTTGAATCATTGACCGTTGCAGACAATGTAATCATATCATCCTGTAATGAAGTTCTGCCGTATATTGTAATACTAGCCGAAGACGGCCCAGCAACTACTAAACATTTGATAATTTCTTTATCAACAGATCCACCATCTACGCACATGGTGTATTCCGCAGACATAAAATCGCCCACGTAGAATTCGTCAATAACTGTGTTAGGGAAAATTTCAACCCAGGGGCCTTTATAACTGAGATTAACTCCGTTGTTAAATCTCAGGGTGCCCTTGAGTCCGCGTAAAAAATATCTAGTAAAGTCCATATCGATCCAATGGTGTATTGAGTATTTAGCATAAACAATATCAGCATTGAATTAACGGGTTCTAATTAGTTGGCAATTTTTAGCAGTTTTTTGTATTCTGGCAGGTACAGGTATTCTATCTTGCTTTTTTGCAGCGTTTCTACGGCATCAAACAAGGTTTCTACTAGCGGATCTCCGCCTAGATTAAAACTAGTGTTGAAAATTATTGGGCAACCTGTAGTATCATAGAACTCTTTAATGAGGTTATAATAATGTTGATTCTGCTCAGCAGTCACTGTTTGAATACGGCAGGTTCCATCAATGTGTATAATACTAGGAATCTTTTCTTCTATACCCGGTTGGCAATTTACTGCATACATCATGTGTGGAGTATCTTTCATTCCACGTAAATCGAACCATTCATGTACGTGCTCCTGCATAATTGATCCTGCAAACGGGCGGAAATATTCTCTATTCTTAACACTGTTTACATAATCTTTTCCGTCACTAAATCTTGGATCAAATAGAATACTTCGATTACCTAGTGCTCTAGGGCCGTTCTCGCTACGCCCTTGAAAAAATGCCACGATATTTTTGTTAATCAAAAGATCTACAATGTCTTGATCAGTAGCATCTGTAATTTCAGCGCCATGGGATTGTGTAAATGCAGCAATATCTGCATCAGAATAATCATACTTGAATCCTAGATATAGCCCGTCTTTTGAATAATCTATATTAGATTGTGGTTCTATACTCTTATAAAACATTAAGGCTGCGCCTATTGCAGTTCCGGCGTCATTACTAATAGGTTCTACGTAAATTTCAATTCCTTCGGCTCTTAGATGTTGTAGATAGTAGTAATTTGCTACACAGTTTAGTCCGTAACCTCCGCTAATTACCACTTTCTTTTGTCCAGTCATTTCTACAGCTTTTCGAATTAATCTCAAAACTTGTTCTTGAGTTTGAGTTTGACAAGCATATGCTAGATCTCTGCGATTGTCTAGATATGTAACATCGCTATTATCACCCCAGGACATCTGTGTAGCATCGCTACCTAGATAAGAAAATAACTCAGCATTTACTACAGCACCGTTTGGATACGTTGGAACAATAAGATTCCTATTGGCCACTGGAGATATACTTGTGTCATCAAACAATTTAGGAATATTTGAATTTTCTTTTCCATATGGGAACAATCCCATAGTTTTTCCTGCTTCAATACTTGACCATCCACAATATTGTGTTACAGCTTCGTAGACTTTGGTAATACCTGCACGATCTGTAATCAATGCTTCGTGCGTCTGCCCTGGTTCGTCGTACATGGTACCATCAAAACTTTTAACTAATGCACCAGGATTTGGCCCTCTAAGTCCAATGTGTTTGTACACCGTTTTAAAACTTGCAGGATATTTACAGTCATAGATACTTTCAGTTTCCCATCCAATGATTTGTTCACCACTAATATTAAGTGGAATAAATGTGCCGGCGCCGTCTACAATTAGTGCTGTTGCTTGATCAAACCCTGACCTGTAAAATGCACAAGCAGCGTGTAGTTTATGATGCACGTGACTAAGATCAATTACCTGCGGATGTTTGTAAGGATTTTCTTTTCTACTAATTAATCCTAGTTTTCTTGCAAGTCCGGTATAAATGTCGTCACCGCTAAAGTCAACTCTACCTGCGGTTTCTTGTAGACTTTGTGTATGTGCTATTACAAGATAATCAATCTTGTCAGTGTAGTCTAGTATTTTAAGCATTGCAGCGTACGGGCCGCCGTCATACTTATTTCTACTTAATCTCTCTTCCTCAATCGAAAATACGATTTCGCCATTTTTTAAGAGACACACACTGCTGTTATGTCCTCGAGCTAATGCTGCAATCCAGATATCTTTTTTCATTGTATTCCTTTAAAATCCGTTAGGCCAAGTTGGCCACACCATATGACTCACTGAACTGGGCCAATCTATTCGTTTAGCCAGGGTAAGTTCGAATGTAATTTTGTCAAATTTCATTTTTTTCTGCAAACTATGTATACTGTCTGCAAGTTCTTTAACAGCATTAATTGAAGTTTCTGTTAATTCTAATTTGTCTTTTAATTCTTGTTCTATCCATATAATGTTTTGATGTGGAGAAGGGTGGATGTCAAAAAACTTTTCACCAGGAGCATTAGTATCATCAAATTCAAAAGTTAAATCTAAATGTTGTTTTGCTATAGTTTCTAATGGAGTAAGCCAGTGATCTGCATGATCATTCCATATTTTTTCTTCATAGAACTTTAAATTAGCAATTTTGTCCCAGGCAAGACCAGTTTTTGATCTATTAGGATTATCATAGATATGTTTTTCTCCTGATCCAGGAGCATCTCTAAAATCATCCCCCATATCACGTATATCTCCTATACTAGTCATGTACCATTTGCAACCGGTTGAATTTAAAAAACCCTGAGTTAAACTTATATTGTTTAAGGTATGCATGAGATATGCTGGTTCATAGAAAAATGTATCAACCCATTTTTGATCATATAGAGATTGATTTAGGTAATTAAAAATGCTACCAGCAGTTTTCCAATTAGAACGTCTTTCAGGTAGACTGTGTTCGTGATACCAATCATTACGTAGGTGACTGCTCCACTGCACTATAATTAAGTCATCTTCAGTAAATGTGTGTCTGTGATGCGCCTCTACTATTCTCTCAGCAATCGCTCTGTTTCCTAATCCTGCAAGACCCCAATTGTAAAATTCATCATAATCAATAGACAACAAATTAGCCCAGGTAGGCCAAGAATAACTGGTATAACTACAACCAAAGGTGAATAATCTTTTCATATCAAAATCCCATCAACTGTGTAGGCCATTGCATTTTGTCATATTTCTTTTCAAAAAACTCATTAGAAAATAATTTTTCTGTAAATTGCATTTTGCTAAATTTAAATTTATTAAAATGATCGTCGACTCTTTCAGCTACACTGTAGGCAAAATCCATAGTCTCTTTTGATAAATTTAATCTATCAGCTAATTGACTTTCAATCCACAACGCATGTTGTCTTGGGGTTGGATGAAAATCGTCCGTAAACTGTTTAGTACCGCCTCGGCCATCGTCTATGTACTTGTAGGTATGTTCGTTATGTAGCTGTGCGTGAGTTTCCATGGGCATAAGCCAATGATCCTGATTGTCTTCCCAAATTGTTTTATTGTATATTGATAGCTCTGGAATTTTTTTCCATGCTAACATATCAACGTTAACATCGCCCGGTGTAGGTATGTGTCCTAATTCTCCGTAATCTGCATGATTTCTAAGATCTGCACCTAGGTTTCGAATATCACCCATACTGCTCATGTACCATTCACAACCTATAGATTTTAACAGGCCTTGAGTTAATGAAATATGATTTAGGGTATGCATAAAATATGCAGGTTCATAGAAAAATGTATCTACCCACTTATTGTCATAGAGTTTTTCATTGATATAATTGAATATACTGCCGCCTGTCTTCCATTGATAGGGCCTATCCGAACAACTGTATTTGTGCCACCAATCATTACGTAGGTGACTACTCCACTGCACTATGATTAGATCATCTTTGGTAAATCCGTGTTTAACATTAGCTTCTGCTACTCTTTCGGCAATGGCACGATTACCAATGCCTGCTAGTCCCCAATTATAAAATTCGTCATAGCTGACCGATAGCAAATTAGCCCAAGTAGGCCATGCATAATTAGTATAACTGCAACCAAAAGCAAAAAATCTCTTCATTTTTTAGCAGGTAGGACAGGTAGGAGCAGATGTTACTGAAATTTCTTCTGTTGTAGATTGAAGAATAGGAAAGTTTTCAATTCCTTTTTTTACAGATTCTACAATGGCATTTTCAACTTTTTCATTCATCTTCATAATACCGTCGTTGCCACGATCTGCAACATCGTCCATGGTAATTCTAATTGGGCTGTATTGACGAATTTCTCCGCCCATATCTAAAATATCTAATTTATCGTAGTCCATATAGGTAACATTAATTGGAAAAGTTGAACCAAGCACTACCGATAGCGGCTTGTTTAACGCTACCGCTAGATGTTGTCCCACCGAGTCACAGCCTAGGAAATAGTCAGCTTGGCCAATAATTCCTGCCCACTGCCTTAGTGATACATTTTGAGGTAGGGCCACGGGATCTTTGCAACCGTGTTTTTGAAAGTCTATTCCAAGTTCACTCATTACAATAACACCTAGGTCTTCTTTTTGTAATTTTTTTACAATCTCAATCACATGGACGCCTTCAAAGCTTCTACCGCTTGGATCATATATGATATTATTGTCGGCCTTAACTCCGCGGCCAAACGGTTGGAATACAACTACTTTTTTCTTTCCGGTTTTTTCTTTTACTTCTTTAACAATGTTAAATCCTAGTATAGATTCGTCATTAGATAATTTTAAAAATGGCTGCTGTAGTTCTCTAATGCCTTTGTTGTTTATGGCAATATCATATGCTTGTGCAATAGAACATTTTTGATTGAAATATTCCCAAACTCGATAGGGCTCAGGAGTAATTAAATCGCAATTAATTAATTTGTCTTCAAATAAATTTTTGTGCCAATGATCGTAGCACCTTGAATGTAATATTGGGTGACCTCTGTAGAAGTCTGTTCCACCTTCGCAGACAACTATAAAATTTTTATCAACTTCTTCGGCGTATTTTTCTAAGGCAGGTATTGAACAGAGTACACGGCCGGCGCCTCCGTTAATAAAAAATGCTTTGGTTCGTTCTGTCATGTGTGATCCCTAAATGTTTTTGATACTATATAATTTAGCATCTTTTCAAGGAGAGAGCAATATTTCTGAACTCAAAAAAAAAGGAGCAATGCTCCTTTTTTTATTCAGTGCCGTCGGGCGCCGTTATTGGTTGTACTTTCCAGGGATCTATAGGCGGCGTACCGCCTGGAGCAGCACCAAACGTCTGTGGAATATCTCTGAGTTTTTGACGATGTTCTTCCCATTTGGCTTTGATAGCAGCAGGCATGTCGTCTATAACTCTAGGGTCAGACATTTGTAAATTTCTGTTTCTCCACTCACGAATATCTTGCCATGTTACATGTGGTTTTTTCCATGGATACGGAGTGACAAATGTATTTGTGATAGGATCATATGCAATCTCAGTCATTTCATAAGTGTGATCTGGAGGAGGAACCAACGGTCTACGATATACTGTGCCGTCTGGCAGTGTTTCTTCATGTTGGTCTAAAAGATTATAATCTCGAACTTCATCAGCTCCTACTAGGCAGGCTAATAAAGGATTAAGATTGCAGTCAATTTCTACTTTTATAAGATTTAAGGGTGTTGGGTAAGTCGCTCCATCCTCATCTGGAGTTTTAAAATCTCCGGTAAGTCTGTTAGTTTCTGCGTCAACAAATACCCAAATTTTATCGTGGCCGTCGTAAGTCCAAACTCCGACTTTGTTCAATGTTCGAGTTTGATGTAGGTAATCGTCAGGCACATCGTAGGTAAATGATTTTTGAATTTTTGGCATTTTTTTATCCGTAAGTTACTGAAACAAGGCCACCACCACCGTGGCCGCCGCACCAGCAGTTGCCGCCAATGGTATGCACACTCATGCCGCCGCCGCCTGGAAAATATGACTTAGTGAACCAGTTGGTACACGATCCATTAGGTGAACCGTTAATACAACCGCCTGGACCAAACATAGGGCCAGATGCTGTAGCTGCTGCTAACATGGCATGCTGCTGGAATGCTTGTGCGCACCAATTATAACTTTGATATGTACTGTGTTGACCGTGGATACAAATATCTCCGCCAAATCCGTTACAGCAGTGTGTAAAAGGTATGCAGCAAGGATGACAAAATTGATAGAAACAATGAGTGTCTCCATAATTTCCACCCTTGGCACAAAAATTACTAAGACCAAATCCTTGAACAAAACTGTCGCATCCAGCACAGCCGATACAGTTGGGTGATGTACTGGTAGTTCCGCCGGCACAAATTGTGTATTGGCATCCGCCAAGATTGGTGCTGCATACAGTTTTTACCGCATATGCACCGGCACCGCCGGGATTACCTTGTTGGCAGCAGCAACCACCGCCGCCACCACCGCCGCCACCCCACATCTCAAATTTAACATATCGAGTATTAGAAGGCAATGTAAATTGACAGCAACGTCCTCCGTTAGCCGGACTATCCACGCTGGTGTTATAGATCAAAACTTCTGTAGGAAAATTGGTAGCTGCAATAGCAGTAATTGTCCCTGTTAACGCTTTTAGAGTTGCCATTTAATTTTGATTCCTTATTTGAAAGTGACCAGTACTTGGCCGCCGGCGCCCCATCCGCCCCAACAGCAAGCGCCATATGATATAGCTGTACCGCCACCGCCACCTGGGAATATATTTCCGTTGCCCATAATTGCACAACCCATCCAGAATTCACCGCAATGAGTTGAACCAGTTCTTGCGCCGCCTCCGGCATATGTTCCTTGTGGAGTATATTGCCATGCATCAAATCCGCACCATGATGCGTGAGCTGATCCTGTAAGTCCGCAAAGACTAAAGTCAGCGCCGCAGGTGCATCCGCAGATTGTAGTGGCGCAATGATAGCAACTAGAAATAGCGTAGAAGCAACTGCTGGTGCCGCCATACCCACCACTAGCACACAATGCTACTGGATATGAACTTGCTCCTGGATTGCACACGCTACTAGGAAAACCCGAGGTACCTAGGCATGATTGAGAGCAACAGCCGCTGCCTCCTGCACATAGTCTATAGGTTTCGCCAGGAACCACTCGAGTAGTTTTTCTAGCATAGCTACCTGAACCACCACCCATTGAAGGCTGTTGACAGCAGCAGGCGCCACCGCCATCGCCACCGCCACCCCATACTTCAAAACGGGCCCACGTTGTTCCTGTAGGTACAGTCCATAGACAGCAAAAACCACCGTTGGTTACGTTGTCGTAACTGGTATTTCGAACATATAACTGATTAAATATGCCCGTTGCAGGCTGTATAATGTTTGTTGTAGCGGTATCTGGAAATAACGAAGTTAACGTTGCCATTTAATTACCCCGCTTGGTCAGTAGGTGACGGCGTAGTGCCGGGCTCAATAGGAAACGGTACTTTCCAAGGATCAATACCTGCAAATACCCTAGGTAGATCTCTTAGTTTTTGTCTATATGTTTCCCAAGCTGTTTTATCAACATCAGCTGCTTGTGCTATTTTTCCATCAGTTGCTTGTAACATAGCATTTCTAACATTTTTTAATGTTTCCCAATCCATGTGTGGTTTTTTCCACGGATAAGGTTTTACAAATTTTTCTGTTGTAGCATTATATTGTATTTCTGTGAGTTCGTATGTATGATCAGGCGGAATAGGATTTGGATGACCGTATGTGCTGCCATCTGGTAATACTTCAGATGTATGAGGTAGTTCACCGTATATGGTCTCGTTATGGATGCAACTGGCAATTTCTGGATTTATAGCAGCATCTACCATAACTTTGATCTGCCCTTGTGGCGTTGGTACAGTATCGCCATTATCTTTTTCAGTATAATGAAATCTACTCATAATTTTGTTAGTAGCTGCATCTACAAATATCCACAAATACCTAGGACCCTTATAAGTCCACTGGGCTGTTCTTTTCAAACTATTTGTTTGATAAAGGTATGCATCAGCAATATCATATGTGAATGTTTTTACGATTGGTGTGTTTTCTGCCATTTTATTTTTCCTATTATCCGTAATTTACTACTACTAGTCCGCCGGCACCCCAACCGCCCCAACAGCATCCGCCACCGCAGGCTGTTGCACTATTACCGGGTCCTCCCGGATACGCCGGTGCGCCAAATGGTGAGCAGCCAGAGATAGTTAAACTTGTTGAGCAATGCTCTATACCTAAGAGTAGATTTGCTTTATATTTGGTTGGTCCTGATTTGAACTCGAACATATTTTGCCAGCAATAGTTTGATGTTTTTGGTTGACTCATGATCTTAGGCTGAGTAAAATCACTTGGTCCAACATCGCAACCCATTTTACACATACCAAAGCAGATACCTGTACAGCCTTGATAGCTTCTAAAACATTGTACGCATCCGCCGCATCCGCCGGCTGCGCAAGTCACTGTGGCTCCGCCAGCTTGGCATAATACCCAACTAGGATATCCACAGACTCCACAACACTGTGTATTACAGCAGCCGCTGCCGCCTGCACAAATGCAAAATTGTTGTCCTGCTGTAACTGCTAGATTCTTTTTAGAGTATGCACCACTTTCTGGACCATAGTAAGGACCCATACAACAACATGCGCCACCACCCGAGCCACCACCGCCCCATGTTTCAAACACGGCCCAAGTAATTCCAGCTGGAACGGTCCATAGGCAGCATGATCCACCGTTAGTTACCGACGGAGTGTCGGTATTGTAAATTGCCAGTTGAAATTCTCTGTTGACCTGATTTACTGCACCGGAGTCGTTAACAAAAAATGATGTCAAATTTGCCATTGTGGTTCTCTTATCTTGTAATTAACCAACCGTATGTAGCACCTGTCCACACTAATGTGACACAAGCATTGTTTACGTTGATTACTAAATCTTCATTCAAGTTTTGAATTTTTGAACCGTTTCTAGCAAGTGTAATGTTGCTTGAACCAGAAACACCGGTTGCGTCAATTACCTGAATGGTATCGTTCTCAATCAAGGTTGCCGTGGCAGGCAATGTGATTGTGAAACCACCAGTGGTGCAAATGATTCTATCATTAACTTGTGCCGCATATGCAGTGCCTACGGTTCTAGTCACGTTTTGTGCAGTACCGGTTGTTGTGATGTATCTTCCCATTTTATTAATTCCTCGTATATGTATTTATGTTGTAGATGTTTCAATGCCAAAAACAACTGCGCTGACATTGGCACCGCTTGATCTTACCACAATTTTTTGACCTGCTGCAACAATAATACCTGTTCTTTCTAGAACGCCACGACCTAAAACTTCAGTATCGTATTCTAGATATTCTCCGTTTACTGGTGTATCCAAATCAGCGGTTGCAATTCTTACTGCAATTGCTTGGTTTGATCTATTACAAATGTTCACACTAAGCACTGCAAAATACCCTGATGGAACGGTGTAAACGCTAGTATTGGTAGCTGCTGCTAAATCTGCTATTCCTAATCTTCCTGTAGCCATTTAAATTTCTCCGTTATGCATTTAAAAATAAGTTCAGTGCGACAGCATATCCATCAACACCAGCTTTAAAGTTCACTTTACTATTTATGTTAATCTGTACATTAGTTGTAGTTGTGATTTCTTGTCCTGCTATGAAAATAACACCTGCTGTTAACGTATTAACATTCAAGCTAGATCCGCCACCACCAATTTGACTTGAAATGTAGGCTTTAATAGCTCTTTGAGTTGGTATCACTGTATCCGAATCCGCCGTAAAGAACGGATCTGTTGAGAATTCAGTGATTGTTGCTCCACCTCCGCCCAACGCTAGTTCACCCAAACTTAGTTCGTTCAATCCTGCTAGATTAAATGCATCTGCATTTAATGTTGCAGTACCAGTTGACTGCTCAACGTTGAACAATCCACCAACTCTAAAATTACCGTCTTGGTCAGTTGATGTATAGAATACACGACCGCCATTTGAATCAACTGTTTCGTTAGCAGGAATTGGGTCTGTTGTTGGTAGACCCGGATAATTGGTATTGGTTTGATTTCCAGTACCAATGTCTAAGAAGTCATGGCCTGTTAAACGCACCTGACTGTAGCGTCGTCTAATTGTAGTGACTGCGTTGTGGTCTGGTGATTCCAATGTTCCAACATCCGGACTTACTTGAATCTGAGCACTGTACGGACCCACACCTGTTAGATCTCTTACGTTGACGATTCTGTAATAGACATCGTCAATTCCTGCAATTTGCAAGTTTGCGCCGCCTCTTGGAACGTCTGTAAGATCTTTGAAGTCAATAAATGCGCCAACTTGATAGTTGTCTGCGTATCCGTCACCTGTTACAGTTGTAGATGATGCTGTGTAATTTGCACCTCTATTTGAATAGTTTGGTTGTGCCAATACTCCATCACCAATTCTAGCAACATAGGTTGCATCTGCACCTGTATTGTTAGGATCAACAATGGTCATTGTTGGTGCGCTGGTGTAATTAGATCCTGGCTCATGTACCCAAATTTCTCTTATGAGTCCGTCATTTACCCATGCTCTACCACGTGCTCTTGTACCTACATATACTGCTAGTGCTCTTCGACCACCTTGATTGAATGTAAGGAATCCTGCATTGCCTGTAGGGTTGCCGTAGGCCGCTGCTGAATATAATTTACCAATAGTTCCAGCCATTGTGCCGGTGCCGGTAGTTAGTGTTACAACACTTCCTCCAACTGATGACGAAATATTAAAGCGTGTTGCACTGGCAATTGATTTAATAAAATATCGAGTGCCGCTTGACACGCCACCAATAACTCCAGAACTAAATTGTACAGTGTCATTAACTGATAAATCTGCGGTACTGGCCACTGTTAGGTAATTGGTATTAGCTTGATAGAACTGAGTCTTAACCGCTGAACTTCCGTATCCAACTACCACTGTGTTATAAGCACCATCGCTTGCACCAGCATTCCAGTTGGCTGTGGTAGTCATAGTAATTTCTGTCCATGTTATACCATCTTCAGATATTGCTGATCTGCTGCTGTTATAGGCAGTTGCCACAAATACGCTACCGTTCCATGTTACATTTGTCCAACGGGCTGCTGCACCAGGTAATGTAGCAGCAGACCATGTAGTGCCGTTAGTGCTGTAGGCTGCAGATGTTGTAGTAGTACCACTGTTTCCAGCTACTGCTACAAATGTACTATTACCAAACGTTACACTGCTCCATCGTGTTGATGTTGGCAGTGTTCTAGCAGTCCATGTTGCACCGTTATCTACAGAGCTTGCGCCTGCTGTTGAGTTTGTGGTACTACCGCTAACTACAACAAAATAGTTAGTACCGCCAATATTTCCATAGGCAACGCTGGTCCATTCGTCGGTACCTGGCATAGTACTAGAAGACCATGAAGTTCCGTTAGTTGAATATTGTGCTACAGAAGAACTATTACCAACTAGTACAAATGTTCCATTTCCGTAAGTAATAGCACTCCAATCTCGAACGGCTGTTAGTACGTTGCTTTGGAAACTAAATGTAATACCATCGCTGGAAGTTGCTACATCGTTTGAACTGATGTAAGGAATTACCCATGTGCCGCCACCGTAGGCAATGCATCGAGCATCGTCTGTACCTGTTGGGATAGTTCCTGCACTCCAAGTAGATCCACCGTTAGTTGAATATGCTACGTTTAATGTAGGACCCGATACTGCAACATATTTAGAACCGCCATATCCTACAGCACTCCAATTTGCAACGGAAGATAACGTGCCTGATGCCCATGCTGTTGAATCATCTTCGGCAGTATCAGTCACGCTGATTGTTGCTACTGTTGTGCTTCTTGAAGTCCAATTTTTACCATCATGTGAACTAGCTGCAATTTCTCCGTCTGCAAGTGCAAGGAAAGTTCCACTACCGTATACAACTTTTCTCCAGTCTGCACTAACTGGCAGTGTTGAAGAATACCATGTTGCACCGTTGAAACTGTAAGCAACCATTGTTGCATTATCAGCAATTGCAACGAATCTTCCGTTACCGAATGCGATGTCAAACCAATTTGATTCTGTTGAATCAGCATTAGCTGGCATTGTTGTCACATTCCATGTAACGCCATCTGTAGACCATGCTACACTATTGCTAAAATTACCTTCAACAATGACAAATCGGCCATTACCAAACGCAATAGCTTTGGCGCCTGTTGATACGCTACCAACACTCCAGGTTAAGCCGCCATCTGATGATACTGCTCTGGATGTTGTGCCGGAATCGCTTTCACTTATTGCAACAAATTTTGCACTACCGTAGGCAATGCCTACCCAGTCACCACCTTCGCCAATAGAACTAGTCGACCAGTTGACGCCGTCAACTGAGTGTGCTGCAATTGTGCCGTCTCTTACGATTGCAACATACTTGCTAACGCTAGAGTAAACACCGTACGCAATAGATTGCCAATCGCCAACTGCTGGTAATGTTACTTCGCTCCAAGTTGTTCCATCTATAGAATAACCTGCTTTATTTGTGCTAGATCCTACTGCAACATATGCTCCAGCAATTGCTGTGCCTGTTGCGGAAACTGCGGTAATACTACCATCTGTAGAATCTATTGCATCAACTGTTATGCTAATGTTGTTAGTTGGAGCTGCACCACCTACTGCTGTGCCAGCAATAGTTAATGTATTACCTACTACGAAATCAAATCCAGGAGAATTAATAGTTACAGTATATGTTCCATTTCTTCTTACAACATCAAATGTAGAACTAGATCCTACACCCCCTGTAGCACTTAAACCTAAGTAGCTGGCATAACCGTTTCCGTAAACAGCATCATTCCAATTTCTAGCAGTGGATAGCGATCTTATAGTTTTTGTATAACCAGGATCACTAAATGTAACTCTAGGTGTAATTTCATAAACTGTAGTAAGATCCAGTGAAGCCACAATTGGCGTACCTGGAATCACATGATCCCATCCTGCTGTACCGTCACTTTCTTTTCTAATAGTAGCAACTTTGCTTCCGTTGTTATAGGTTTGAATATAACCATACTGTCCTGCGCCTGTTCCTGCTGTAATAAACAAGTGCATGCCTACATAGGCTGTACTTAATGCGCTATCAGCAGCCGCAATAGTAATCTGTGTTGTATTTCCGCCTTGTGCTACGTTGCCAGAAGTTACATAACCAACACCGCCAGGTCCTGTGCTATCGCCCGGATCAGTTAATCTTACCTGATATAATCCGCCATTTCTAGTATCTATTGTAGATACTGCTGCTCCGGATCCTGCACCAGAAATAGTATAGCTAGCTGTTGAATAATCTAAACCAGCATTTAAATATTCCATAACTAGCAATTGATTGCCGTCTGTGATAATACTTCTAACACTAGCTTCTTGGGCTTGGTTATCAACTGCTCCTGTAATCGGAGTTTCAGTAACATCATATCCTTCAGCAACAGAACCAAATGTTCCGTAGGAGTTATTACCGTTGGTAGCACGAATCTTACCACCGTTTTCAGCTAGATAGCCAATGTGATTGTAGTACGAGAACACCGAAACAAGTTCTGCACGACCTAAGTTAGTAATCCATGCTCCAATACCGTCACTCAATACCTGTGTGAAGTCATTGCTAACAATAGAATCATTACCGCCTGCGTGTAAGCTGCCATCGATCTTTTGACCTACACAGGCAGTACCAAATGTTGTTACGTTTTGTACGTAAGTTGATTTGTTAGTAACCCATGCACGATCATCGTTAGGACCCCATCCTGGATCAAGAGATACATATGCACCTGCTAACGGACGTTGTGTACCCCATTCATTAACTGGGGTTAGTCCGTCTGCATCACCTGCACCTGCGGTATTACCGTCTGATGTACCATCTAGGCCTGTGAGTGTTTGATTACGAACACCGCAACCATTTCTTACATAGAACATGTCTTCTAGTTTAGAACCTGTATAGGCATTTCTGTAATATCTAGCTGCCGTCACTGTGTTAAAATTGCCTGTATATACTAAATCTTTAGATATAGCATCAACATAATTTCTTACATCGTTTTCACAACGGGCAGCACTGTAGTACCAGTTAGCAACCATAGTACCGCTGGCTGCAGATAAATCAACTGCTGTGCCATTTAGGCTAGTTGAGATCTTAAAGGTTGTTGCTGTTAGTCCAGATGCTAATACATAGTAGGTTGTGTTTAGTGCAACATTACCAAATACAGTTCCTGTGAATCGTATTGTGTCGCCTGCAACTAACCATGTTTGCGAACTACATGTAAATGTGTCTGTACTACCATCTGCTGATGATACAGTTGTTTTAAATGTATTGGCAACATATGCAGTAGCTTCTGCTGCTAAGAAATCTTTGTTAAGTTCAAGAATTTTAGCACCATTTATTAGATCGGTATCTGTTACCGGAATGTTTGTGCCAAATACAACCGGGCGTGTTCCTGTGTTGACATAGTCAATAGCATAATCCCATAGCTTACCGGCAGCAACTGTTGCTCCCGATGCTGCAATTTGTTTTGCCTTGTGTCCAATGAAGTCAATAATACCTAGAGTTGCTGCCAACTGATTGGCCACTACCAATAGTGCTGAACTAGTTCCTCTTCTATAGGCCATTCCTGCTTTGATAGAAGCAAAATTTGAGCCAAACATCAAGTCGTAGCCTAATGCATCTACGATGTAGCCTACGTCTCTAGAACAGGTAGTTTCATTAAAGTTCAGTGTTGGGAATTCTCTCTTGATGTAAGTAACTGAATCAGTTTGTACTGTAGATCTTAGACTGTTAAGTACTGTTCTTGCAGTTAACAATGCTGCTGACACCCAAGAAGTTGCAGGTGCTATTAGTGTTGGTAATACACCGTCGGCAGTAATAGTGTTAATAATTTCTTGTACACGCTCTTCGGCAAAATTCTTTGAACTGGTATTACCAGCAGTACCGCTAACATCTTGTGTTAGAGCGTTGCCTGCTGATACAGAAACTGCTGCTTCTGTAACAACCTGACCTACAACTGTTTTTAATCTTGCAAATGCTGCTAAGGTTGCTGCCTTTTCTCCGCTACCAAATGTTGCCTCACCGTAGCTGTAATATGCATCTGCTGCAATTCTTGTCTGTGTATTACCACCGTAGGTGATATCATATCGAGCTGCATCTAAAATGTATCCTACATCACGAGCACATGCCGCAGCATCATATGTAAATGATGTCGTGAACGGTGCAATGTTTCCTGCTACTTGAACAGCAATCCATGCAGTAATTTCTGCTTTGATAAATGCTGTGTTGGCTAAAATTTGTGCTCTAGCATTGTCATATGTAGATGTTGCACCAGTAACATTGCCAGTTGAAGCGTAAGCAGTATTGGTTAAACTTGTTCCCCAGTTTGTCGGACTTGGCAAAACAAATGCATCAACTGACCCTAGGCCGTTAGAAATAATATCTTTAATTTCAGTGATATTTGCTTCAATGCTTGACACTGCGGTTGCACTACCAACATTACCAGCCTTTTGACTGGTTGTATTTTGTGTAGCTGTATTACCTGAAGTAGGTGTTACTGCAACGTTAGTAATAATGTCTGAAGTAATAGCCTTTAGTCTCTGTAAAGTAGTTACAGATTTTGCCTTGTCATTGGCTGCGATCAATGAACCAGCTGGACTAATTCTAGTACTACGTAATTCATCACCTACTATTGCAGTATTTGCTGGAACGTAGATTGGTAGAACTTCGTAAAATTGTCCTGTTTTTACATTAATTGTATAGTTTGGTACATCGGCTGCTGGTAAATCTGCAATACTATTTGCAGTTAACGCATCTGTAATTATTTCAGCTAGTCCTGTAATAAGGGCACCTGCTCCAGTTTCAGAATCATAATTGAAATCTATGATTTGTTTAATTCTGTTGCCTACGCTAATTCCGTTTAGTGCTTGGTAATTTGCAACTGGTGCAAGATTAGCTAAGATTTTATCTATTAGCGTCACAGTGTAATTAATAGATGCTACTAGTTGCTCTTCTTCGTCAGCAATAAATGGTTCAATAACACCAAGTGCTGTAAAATAAGATTCTGTAGCAGCGATTGTTTTGGTATTTCCACCGTGTGTTAGATCATAGACAAATGCGTCTACAATTAAACCAATATCACGTTCGCACAATGCCTGGCTGTCATTAACAAAACCAGCAAAAGGAGCAATACTGTTGGCAATCTGATAAACGACCCATTCGGTAAGTTCTTTTTGTATGAATGTTCTATTTTGATTTAACAGATATGCGGCATTTGAAAATTCTGTACCTTTAGCAATCTGCTCACAGGCATATCTTACAGAAGCCCACGGCCGATCAATGGTTGTTCCGTATGCAGGATAAGGTGCATCTACACCATGCGCTGCAACATAATAAACCTGTTCAACTTTACCCCAGAATTTCCAAACTGGAACTCCATTTTCTACAGCAAGAACTTGTCCTTCTTCACCAATAGGCAGTCTTGTAGGACCTGTAGGAGCGTAATAAACTAAATCTCCTGTAGTAGTTAAAACACTATCTTCTAGTCCGCTGGTAATTAAATTCCAATATGTTCCAGTATTGTCTTTCTCTGGACTGTTTGTTGTTGGAGTAAGTGTACTGTCGTCATCATCTGATGTGTGTCCAAGAATACAAATATAACTACTTGAATTGTATTTTACAATATCGCCTAATAGATAAGAAGTTGAATTTAACCATTCTCCTCTCCATCTTAGGCCACTGTTTAGTCTAGACCAATAGGTAGTTTCAGTTTCTGGATTTTTGTTAGTTCCTGATAGTGTAGCGGTGTATGTATAACCGCCGTGTCTAATCACTTCACCTGGCAAGTACGCTGTTCCAGAACTCCATTCGCCTTCAAATTTAAAGGAAGTTGTAAAGAGATCCCAATTTGAAGTATCAGTTGGTATAACATTAGTGTGTACTGTTTTAGAAATATAAGAATAACCACCGTATCTAACAATGTCGCCCGGTTGATAGGTTGTTGCAGAACTCCAAAAACTTTCAAATTCTATACCCTCAACAAACTGTTCAAAATAAACTACACTAAAGTTTGTTGAACTTGTGTGATATGTATTACATCTCCAAATGCTATTTCCGTATTTTACTAAATCGTTAACTTTGTAACGGACTGCATTAGCCCATTCGCCTTTGTATTCAATACCTTTGTGGAAGTAATCCCATTTTGATTGGTCGGCTTCTAGGCCGTTGGCTGCTATTCCTGCAGAAGTGTGACCTTCATTACAAATATATGACTGACCGCCGTATTTTACAACGTCGTTGATTTTATATCGTAGGCTAACTGACCAGTCGCCTTTCCAATCAAAACCTTCACTTAAGATATCCCATTTTTCTAAGTCTGCTTCTAGACCTAACGCTGCGGTGGCTGCAGAAGTGTGAGGAGTATTACAAACATAATTGTTTCCGCCGTATTTTGCAATATCGTTTTTGCGATAACGAACGACAGAACTCCAATCGCTTCTCCATTCAAATCCTTCTGCGTATAATTCCCATTTTGATAGTGCGCTATCGCCTAGATCTAAATCAAATTCTAATCCGTTAGTTTCGGTTGACGAAGTATGACCTTGAGTACAAATATAAACAAATCCGCCATATTTAACAAGATCATTTTCTTTGTATAAAGTTAACTGTTCCCACTCACCTTTCCATGATTGGCCGTCGGCAAATAAATTCCATTTTGTAGGAATTACATCCAGATCAGCATAAAAATCTGCGTTAGCAGTATGCCCTGATACGCACAAATAAGTACGTCCACCATAATTGATGACGTCATCTTTATAGTATGTAGTACCGGTTACCCAGTCTGCTTTCCATACAAATCTAATTCTACCTAGTTTAAATTCAGCCATTTTAGCTCCAATCCGTTATTAATATTTATGCTCGTCAAAAAATACTTATATCATACCCCTTCCTGCAAGGAAGTAGGTATTAGTTAATAAGTCGCCACTGAAAGGTTGTTTAAAATTAACCTTAACAGGTATGTTAAGTTGTTCGCTTGTTGTTGTTCCAATATCAGTAGGTCCAACTCTTACCACACCTGCAACTACTGATGTTGTAAATGCATCAGAACCACCACCTGACACTCTTCTTGACAAATAGGCTTTAACTGCCCGTTGTGTAGGAACAATGTTATTACTGTCTGCGATGAATAATGGGTCTGTTGAAAATTCTCTAATTACAACTCCTGATCCACCAACGCTTACTCCGCCTAGAGATAGTTCTTCTAGTCCTTCTAGCACAAAGAAATCAGCACTAATAGTCACTGTACCAGTCGATTGCTCAACTGCAAAAACTTCTCCAACTCGGAAATTACCGTCTTGGTCAGTGCTCGAATAAAATACTCGGCCGCCGCCTTTTTCTACAACTTCATTTTCTGGTGCAAGAACTGTTCCTACAGGAAATAATGTATTAGGATAATTTGTTTGTTCAAAGTTTCCTAATCCTACATCTAAGAAATCGTGACCTGTCAAACGAACTTGACTGTACAACTGTCTAATAGTAAGTGATTCGTCGTGCTCCGGAGATTCTTCTCTTCCTAGGGTTTTTGCTATTGCAATTTGAGCAGTGTAATCTCCTACTGTTCCTCCAAGAACAACTGCTGACAATACCTTGTAGGTATAATCATCGATGCCGTTTATGTTTAAGTTATCGCCAGGACCCGGTATACGAGTTAAACTGTCAACTACAAGAAATTTTCCAGTTTGATATTGATCTTTATATCCGTCTCCAGCTACAATAGCACCTGTAGTTAATGTTTGATAAGATTCGCCAACATCTACAATCGACGGAGTGCCCAATACTCCATTACCAACTCTAACTCCTACAGTAACTTCTGTTGTGTTATTAGGATCTGTTAATGTCATTACTGGTGCTGAAGAATAACCGCTGCCTACTTCCCATAACAATATACTTAAAATACGACCACTTCCCAATGTTACTCTAGCCTGAGGAGTAGTTCCCATTGATAACAAATTACCAACAGTAGTTGCTGATAATCCAGACACTGCTACCAGTTTGCCAATACCGCCGCCGGCTATATCTCTCCATGACTGGACTCCACTCAAACTTCTATACGCCCAGTTGATACCGTCTGTTGACACTGCTACTTTATCATAACTTTCTGCTAGAGCAACAAATGTTCCTTGGAAGTATTTGATAGTCTGCCAATTTTGTGTATCGATAGATGCAGGAGTCCATGTTATACCGTCAAAACTATAAAAAGTGGAGTTAGCTCCGGCGAAGCCACCTTCTATGGCTACAAATCTATTATTACCGTAGGCAATTCCTCTACAGCCACCGATAAATGATCCCAGTGTCCATGTGGTTCCGTCGGTACTATATGCTGTTTGTGCTGTAGACGAGTCACTTTGTGAAACGGCAACAAATTTGCCTTTACCGTAGGTAATGTCAATCCAGTCGGCGCCTTCTGGCAATAGTCCTGCGGTCCATGTTATTGCATCTGGTGATGTTGCAATATCTTTGCCGCCGGTGGATGTAGCAACCCATAGACCGTTGCCGTAGACTACCGAACTGTATGTTTCTACGGGTGCTGTAGCAACGTTCCAAGCTACACCATCAAAACTATAAGAAATTTGTCCGCTTGATGCCACTGCAACAAATGTATTATCTCCGTAGGCAACTTTAACCCATGTTGCAGCAGTTGGTAAATTAGTTGCTGTCCAAGTAGTTCCATTTGACGAATAACCAGCGGCATTTGATCCGGCTGTAGAAACTCCATTGGCTACCGCAACCCACTTTCCACTACCATAGGTAATACTGATCCAGTCATCTGGTGTGGCTAAACTAATTGCGCTTGCATTATAACCTGTAGAACTAAAAGTAACTCTAGGTTCAATACTGTAATAGGTTGTTGTGTCTAATACAGGCTCTATAGTAGTACCTGGTTGGAAATGATTCCAACCTAGATGATGCATTATCATGCCGCCGGAACTGTTAATTAATAAAAATACTGTGCCGCCTTCTGAATCACTTACCGTTATTTGTGTAGCGTTTACTATGGTTTTTACATAGTAAATAGTTTCTAATTGTATGTTTCCGCTAACCACTCCTGTAAACAATACAGGATCATTAAGTTTTAGATATTCTGTGGTGCCAATAGTAATCCTGTTTCCAGATGAAGTAGTTGATGCTACAGTTTGTTGTGGTTTAAATTCGCTGGCTATAAAAGCATTTTTTGTAGTTTCGTTAAATTCTGCAATATATCCGTATTGACCTGTTCCAGTTCCAGAATCTAGTACCAATCGCATAGAACGATAGCTATCTGCTTCTGAATCATCAGAACCTGCAATTGTTACAGAGTATAAATCTCCTGATTGTGCATTATTTTTAGCATTAGCATACCCGCCACCGCCCGATCCTGAAGAATCTCCCGGATCTTTAATTCTTACTTCGTAAACTGCTCCGTCCCTAAACTCTTCTGCTAGCAAGGATCCGTTAATACCTGCACCAGTTAATGTATAGGTTGCTTGGGTATATTCGTTTCCTGCATGACTGAAAAATGCTCTGGTCAATTCTCCGTTGACTGCAAATACTTGATCTACATTAGCATCGTAATATCGATTATTAACTACAGCAGTAATTGGAACTTCGCTTAGATCAAACCCTTCTGCAACTGCTCCGTATTGTCCGTATGAACTGTTTCCGTTTGTACCTCTAATTTTTCCACCGTCGGTACATAGATAACTAACATGATTATAATAGGTAAAGACCGACACAACTTCTGTTTTACCAGTACCATTACACCATACGCCAATTCCATCTGATAACACCTGTGTAAAATCGTTGGCAACAATAGTTTGATTGCCGCCGTCGTGTAGGTCGCCGTCTATTTTGAGGCCAATACAGGCTGTACCAAATGTAGTCACGTTTTGTATATACGGAGATTTTGTTCCTACCCATGCACTAGTATCAGCCGGACCATATCCTGGATCTAAACTAGCATACGCACCGGCAGTTGGTCTTCTTGTCAAATAGACATTTAATGCTCCCAGTGTTCCACTAAGACCGGTTAATGTACAATTTCTTAATCCCGTGCCGTCCTTCATCAAAAACATATTTGATAATCTATTTTCTGATCCAGTTTTTGAATTGTAAAAATAAGTGCCAGTAAATTGACTTTCATAATTGCCTGGATATTTTAAATCGTAAGCAACAGCATTGACAATTTTTACAACATCAGGAATAAATCTTGGAGGTTGTGTATAACTTGATCTCAAAAACGCAATGTATGCAGACATTTCTGATTCTAAAAATTCAGAATTGTTTAATAATTGAGCCGCTGCTGCAAGTACATTAGCATCTGTAGATAGAGCATTTGTTCCTGTAATAGGAGAAGCTGTTCCAGTTGCTAGTCTTGATCGTATCTGTGCTAATAATGATCTTGCCGCAGTTACCTGCACAGAGGTTCCAGGGGTTCCTGTAAAATCTTGAGGAACATGTCCATATAAAATTGAACCGTATGCCGGATTGGCTACTTCGGTAGTACCAATTGGCTGTTCTAAAATCAAGTATTCTATAATATAATTTAAATAATCAATAACATCCAACATTGCCGAGGCGTCTGCATTGGTAAACACAGTATCGGATGCCGAAATAATTGTTCCTCTAAGTTCGTCTCCTACTACCGCTACAAATGATGGAACTCTTAACGGTAGTATTTCTTCGTACATTCCATTCTTTACAAAAACTGTAGCAGGTCCAGTGATGTTATCCAGTGCATATCTCACTGTTCTCCAAGGAGAGTTTTGTGATGTTCCAGTAGTTCTGCTATCAACACCATCGGTTGCAACGTAATAGACTTTTGCCGAAGAATTAAAAGTTTCCCAGCTTGGTGACCCACTCTTAGCTTGTAATGTTTGACCTTGATTACCAACGGTTAAATTTGTAGCGCCTATGGTACTACCGTCTTCTGTTAGACCATATGTTTTAATATCACCAGTATAGGTTAATATGTTCCTTTCGTCGCTATAGGTGTATTTTTCCCAATATATTCCAGCTTCGTCGTTGGGACGATTACCTAATGAAGAAACATGTTTTGCAATACATCTATATGTTCCCGATCTCCATAGTATAAGATCTCCAATAACATAAGATCTAAACGCATCCCACTGGCCTTGCCATTTAGATCCGGGGATCATCAATTCCCAATCTTCTGTATTGATCGTGGAACCGTCATCAATAAAATCAGTATCTGTTAAAGTTACATCTCTTTTTGCAATGTATAATTGGCCTTGTCTTCTTATTACATCACCAATTTGATAAGATGTAGAGGCTGTCCAGTCACCTCTAATGTTTGAATTGACAAACAATAAATTCCAAAAATTATTGGTCTCGGTAGTTGGCTCTTCGCCGAGGTGTGTTAGTTTTGCAATGAACAAATATCCACCGTATCTAACAATATCACCTGGTTGATAAATGGCTCCCGATGCCCACTCTTGATCGTATTCAAAACCCGGGCAAAATATTGTCCAATAAGCCGAATCAAAAAATTGTCCGCTGTTGGTAGTATGCTTTACTGTACACTTGTACAAATAACTGCCATACTTAACTACATCATTTACTTTGTACTGTACTGCTTGAGACCAGGCTCCGGCATATTCAATTCCGTCGTAGAGTATTGCCCACTTGCCTTGATCGTTTTCTAAGCCCAGTGCTTCGTTAACCGCTGAAAGATGTTGAGAAATACATCTATAGACTGTGCCGCCGTATTTTACTATGTCGTCTACATAGTAAATTGTGTCAATTTGCCAATCACCTTTCCAAATATTATTTAGATAGATCAATTGCCATTTTAATGAATCGCCTTCTAGTCCAATAAGTGGATCATCACTTGATACATGTGCCGCTATACATTTGTAGATTCTTCCGCTGTTAACAACAACATCGCCAAGATTATAAAGTGTGGACACTGTCCAATTTGTCTTCCATGACTCTGAACTAGAATAAATGATCCAATAGTTATTTGTTGAATAGTCTAAAACAAAGTCGCTTTCAAGTTCTGCTGAAATATGTTCTTCGACACAAAAATATGTTACTGCACCTTTCTTTACAACAGCACCTCTAGTATAATATGTATTTTCAGTCCAACGGCCTTGCCAGCTGGCGCTTTCTACCATTACTACCCATCTTGGGGCAGGACTAGGAGGAATATCACTGTTTAAAAAGTTTAAGTCGTCGTAAAAATTGTCATCAGCAGTATGCTGAGTGATACAAACATATATTCTTGCACCGAATCGTACGATATCGTCATTTAGGTAATTAGATCCAGCGGACCACTGCCCTTTCCAAGTATATTTTAATCTACTGATTTTAAAATCTGACATGATTTATTTTAGCCCTCTGAGTCAAAATTGTCGTATTCGTGACCGTTATTAATTCTTGCTACTAATTGACCGTCATTATCTACATAATAAAAAATAGCTCTATCGTCCCATCTGTATTGTTGATACTTTAAATTATCAAATACAAGATTATGATTAATATCTATTCCTTCGTAAAAATCCACACCGTTTTCGAAGTCGGAAAAGTTCTCGGCTGGGTCTCCGGGATTATTAATTGAAATACTGTCATTGCTCTTTGCCTGATCGCTGCGTTCTAAAAACACACTACCATTTTCATTTTTTCTTAGTCCATAGAAAAATCTTGGAGTAGAACCTAGTCTACTTTCTGGATCTTGTCCTAGATAATAATTGCTATTTGCCATGATTTATTCCTTATGAAAGTTCAACATAACTAACAACAGTGTCAACACTATTAGCAGTATCGCTGACAATTCTCAATCCTGATGTTTCTGGTAAAATTAATTTTTCACCGTTGGTAATAATTTTTACCGCTGAGTTAGGCGGTATTGTTAATCCCCTAACATAATATGCAGGTGTACTATCATCGCTGACTACAAATACGTCAACGTTGACTGTTTCGTATTCTGTAGAGTTTGCAATGTTGCAACCAATAACTGTTGCTCTAAAACCTACAGGAATTTGTACAACATCTATTGGCGTAGTTCCTATTCCTGCGTTAACTGCGTGTTTGAATGTGGTTGGCATTATATTATCCTAGTGTCAATGCAAATCTAATTGCAATGTCGTTAGCTGTGCTTTCTGAAACGGCACCAATTGTACCTGCTGGGCTTGACCATTGTAGTCCATCCCAAATTTCCAAAGCCTTTGAATCTGTGTTGTATCGAGTCATGCCCTCAACAGCATAAGTTGTTGGGCGTTCGCCTGTTGTTCCACGTGGAACAACAAATGCATTGGTTCCGGATATTTTTACATATCCAGTTCCTGTTTGTGTCAATTCTGTTATACTGTCGCTGACAAAGTTAGTAATAGTATTATCACGTATGCGGAAATTGCCGATTACTACAGCGCCGGATCCGTTAGGGTCAAGTACTAGATCTCCGGTTGTCGTAGAGATGGTGTTATTTTCTAAATGTATGTTGCCAACATCAAATGTACTTAGACTCAAACTATCAGCAAAAACTCCTTGAGCATATACTGCTTGCCATTTATATCCCGGTGATCCAAGATCGTATGAGTTGTTAGTTTCAGGAATTAGATCGCTGCGAATACTGGCATTAATTGTGATAGTGTCCGATAATGCATCGCCAATTATAAGATTACCGCCTATTGTGATGTTGCCGGTTGCAGAAATGTTTCCGTCGACTGCTAGATTGCCTGTAATATCGGTGGCGCTTTGAATGTCGACTTTTCCTGTGCCACTAGGATCTAACTCTAAGTTTGAATTAGAAACAGTAGTTGAAATTTTGTTGCCGTGAATTTCAATATCATTAACAGTTAGTCTAGAATGATAGGCTGTTGCTTCACCGCCTGATGCTATGAAGCTAATTGTTGGAAGATTGCTAGAAATTGTATTGCCGGTAAGTGTAAAATTACCAACTTCTATTTGATTTAGAACTTCTAAATTTGTAGTTCTTGCTGTGCCTACTAGGTCTAATTGGTATTGAGGAGTAGCCGTGTTGATACCGATGCGAGAGTTAACAACATCAAGATAAAGAAGGTCTGTCTCAAAGGCTAAATTGACTCCGTCACGAATCAAATTCGACTTTAAGAGCGGACCGGAAATACGACCAATAGCCATGTGCTCTCCTAAATACCCGGTGTTTCACCGATAACCAAATTTTCAGCTTGCGCTCTCTGAGTCAGATTTGGGAATTAGCCGAAGATCAGTGTATAAACGTGGCCGAGTTCTTCCATGATAGGCGCAGTGATAACAATACCGCCACCTGTGGCCACCTGCCATATTGTGCCGTCGAAACATTCCATGTAGCCTATTTCACTATTCCAACGTGTGGCTCCTACTTCAACCGGAGTGCGTTCAGCTGTAGTTCCGTATGGAATTCTAAAGGCATTGGTATCGTTTATGGTTAGATAGCCAGTACCTGTATGAGAAATAGTTATAGGAGTATTATTGAAATTGTTTATCACCCCTGCATTTATAGAAATGTTTTCTATTCTTATTGTGCCAGTTGCAGAGTCAACTATGAGATTGTCATTGCTTTGAATTGTTGATATTGTATTAGCAGTAAATTTCATTTGATCGCTAATAAACAAATTTACAGTATTAATATTATCAACTCCATTTATGTCGTAAATGTGCAATTCTGACCAACGCTTATCGTTTTTACCCAAATCGTATGTTCCATCTAGTCCTGGAATAATACTTTGTGTAAAATCAGGAGAAATAGTAACAGTATCTATTGGACTGTCTCCTACAATAAACTGTCCGTCTAGTCTTACTTCACCTGTTGCAGAGATGTTTCCAACTACTGCTAAATTGCCTGTAATGTCAGTACTGGCTAAAATATTAACTTTGCCTGTGCCTGCTGCATCCAGAGTAATATCAGCGTTGGTAGCAATGCCTCTAATATAATTGTCTTTAATTTCAAAATCAGGAGTTAATATTTTACCGTATTGAACATAGGCTTCTGCACCGTTAGGTTCTATAATTATAGGGCCTACTGTAGTGCTTATTGTTCCAGAAGTATAAAAAATTAAATTATCTACCTCTGCTTGTGTACCGTTCACAATAACATTAGCACTTACTCTAGAGTCGCCTGCGATGTCTAATTCGTAGTCTGGTGGATTAGAATTGATACCTATTCTAGAGTTATTAACATCTAGATATAATAGGTCAGCATCAGTTGGAGCATTTCTAAAAGTTAGGTCAACACCGTTTCTTAATAGATTTTCAGTTAAAAGTTTTCCACTGATCCTACCAAGTTGTGCTACAAACGGTTCTGGCATTCGCTCTCTCCGGTAATATTAATCGGCGTAGCCGTAATATATTGTGATGTATTTGTCTAAAGGAACTGAACTGGTAAACACAATATAGGTATTACCTGATCCTAGATAATTGTCCACTAGGTTGTAGTTAGTATCTGAAATTTGAAAAACGTTTTCAACAAATACCAAAATGTTGTTTTCAGAATTTGGAATTTTAGTTAAAGGACCAAATGTTGTCTCTACTTCGTTGCCTGGCCCTAGAGTCTGTTTGGTAATAGCTGTGGCGCCCGGAGCTCTAACCACTTCCCATACTCCGTCGATATAGGCTTCGATGGAGTTTGTTGTAGTATTGTACCGCATGAATCCATTAGCGCCGCCTGTGGTTCTAACTCCGCTTAATTGCGGACGTTGTGCAGTAGTACCTTTAGGCAATCGTAATCCGCCTGTTATTTCCATAACAGCACGACCATAGTGATTGGTAAACAGTGTTTGATCACTAGGACTATACTTGCTAAGAGTTTTTTGTTTAAGGAATCTCATACTGGCAATGCACTCACTGTGATACTTAACAAGTTTCCAACGCTGGCAGTAGCACGAATTTGATCATTACCATAAGTAGTACTACCTTTTAACACTATGCGCTCGTCGCTGAAAAATACAGTTTCTCCTGCAGGTACAATTAAATTCTTAACAACAGTATTTGTGTCTGAACTTACTCCGCCTGCTGGCACTAAATTTAATGTTAGAGTACAACTGTTAACAGTTTCGTCGGTTAAGTTTGGAGTTCCTGTATTACAAACTATGATATTTGTAATGGCATTATCTTGTGCAACTACTGCGCCACCAACTGGGGCTCCTGTACTGGTGCTAGTAAACACCAATGTATCTCCTGAAGTTGTTAGTCGTGTGCTGTATATCATTTTTATTGTCTCTTAAAATATCATGCTAAAAACAAGAGCTTTGCTCTTGCTTATCAATTCATCATTCTTACTGGTGTTTCTAAAATAAACGCCTGTGCTGCCTGTACCTACAGATCCGCCATATACTAAACTAGCATTGTTTACTGCCGCTGGAGTAGTTCCTGGATTGTCTAGTTGTAAGGCGTAGGTAATTTCAACTTTCCCTGTACCGTTGGTTTCTAATTTGATATTGCCGTTGGTATTAACCGTTTGAATTACAGTAGCATCGGGAATTAACGGGTCATCCGGTGTTGGATCCTCTGTAAAAAAGTTTGCTCCGGCCATTTGCACTCTGTTTCTAAAAAACTGTGCAACAATGTTATTGTCAATTACTACTCCTACTAGACTTTCTACAGGTTGTACAAAGTATGGACCAATTGGAAATAATCCAGAAGCTATAGGATCGTTTACATCAAATGCTGCGGTACGTGTATCATTTCTTAAAATTTGAAATGTTGGATTAGTTTGAATTGCATCGTCAACATATTTTTTATTAGGTACGTCATCGTCGTCTGTAACTTGCAATTCGTATGCTGTTGTGCCTGCTACTTTAACAACTCCTGTACCAGTTCCAATTAGTGTCAAATCGCCACTATCGGTATCTGCGTTTGTTAAAATTTCTTTTACTCTAACTTTACTAGAATTATAACCAGCACCTTCTTTGAAATTCCATGTTTGATCATTTTCATCCCACAACAATGAAACATCAGTTGCTAATCCTCGATCAACTTCAATTCCAGAATATCTTAGAGTAACACCACTACCGGTTTCACCGTAATTAATTGTAATTATGTTGTCGTCTACATTTAAGTTTTCAACAGAGACATACAAGGTGTCACCTTCAACTATTAAGTTTCCAGTAACTCTGGTATTTCCAACACCCGCACCCGTATCAAGAGTAATTGTTGCACCCTCGCCGGATTTGATATTATAATCACCGCTTACCTGTATAAACTGTCCCATGCTAAAATCCTAAATTAGATTGCTGTTAAAATTAACAAAGTTTCAGTAGAATCATCTGATAGTGTCCACTTATAGCGAACACTGTTGAAATCAGCTACAGTTCTAAAATTAATTTTTCTTAAAGTTTTGGGTGAACCATTTAACATTCCAACTAATGTTGCTTCACCGTTATTTGCTGGGTCTGAATTTGTACCTGCTACTAATTTACAAATTTCTACGGCTGTTGTACCGTTGTCTGTACTACATTTAAATCTACGAGCACTAACTTGATTTACAATAAAACCTTCATATACTGTGCCACCAGATTTAAATCTGATAGGAAGATGAGGGGTTGCTGCGGAACCAGTTGCTCCAAAATATCTTTTACTTAGTTTATTTGCCATTTGTTTTCTCCTTTAGAGTGACGTTCTAGGTCTTGCTCAGTGGCGCTGCGCAATCATTTCTAGATACTTTATTTATCCGCGACTTAGCATAGCCATTAACTCCAGTTTTTCTACTGTGGCTACGATTTGATTGATTGAGTCTATTTCTTTTTGAGCACGTTCTAAATAGCTTCTGCTGTGCGTTTGTCTATAATTAACCATAATTCTACTGTGTGTTTGTATATGATGATCAATTATTTTTTCTATCTGTTGCACATCGTGTGTAAACATAGGAAAGCGTTTGCGCCACACACTGTATTGCTGACGCAATTTTACAAAGTCTTTGTCACTTTCTATCTGCATCAACTATTTAAGTCAAACAAAAAGGCTCCGAAGAGCCTTTTTGAATTTAGTGCAATTATTTCTAATACGGATTAGGTATAAGAAACACCAGCAATAGTTACTTGACCTAGGTAGTCCGCAGCATTACCAAGAGATGATGCTGTGTTTGTCAACTCTACATAACCATAACGTGTCATAAATGATACGACTGGTTCGAAAGTTGATGGGTCAAGAACAACGCCACTGCTCATCAATGGAATGTATGGGCAATAGAACGCTGCTGCGTCAGATTCGCTAGAACCTTTATAACCAACAACAATTGCGCTGTTATCAGCAGCGTATGTGTTAACATACACTTTCATTGCGCTATTCAATGTACCAACAAACTTAGTGTTTGTAGGTGCTTCGAATGTACCTTCTGTTGTTCTTGCGAACGCAGAAGTTGTAGCACTTTGAAGAATTGTCAATGCTTGTGGGCTAACAACAGCCCAATTACCTGCACCGCGACGTGTACGCTGAGCGATCACGTTAGCAACACGGTTGATAGCAACTGCCAATGCGGCATGCTCGTCACCAACGAATGTAGCTGTACCAGACACTGCTGTTTGATCAAATGCTACTGTGTTACTTGCGCCAGAAGCTAAAGTACCTAGGCTACGTAGAACTTCTTGGTCGATCTCAGCAGTAATCTCTTGTGCAAGAGCTGCCATGATCTCAGCTTCGATGTCAATGCCTTGTTGGGCTTGTGCATCTTGTGCTGCTTCGAATGTCCAGCGAGCTGACAACTTACGTGTCTTGGCTTCAACTGTTTGCTTCAAGATTTGGATGCTTAGTTTGTTACCAGCAACACCTTCTTTGGCTGCTGTAGCATCAGCTTTTCCTGGTGCAACACCAGAATAGCCTTCAGCAATCTTGAATGGGCTTAGTGCCTCTTCACCAGCTGTTGTAGATCCACCTGTGCCGTCGCTGAATGTATCAGAATAACGAACACGTAGAGTGTGGATTTGACCAACTGGGCCAGTCATTGGTTGTACACCAACCAATTCATTAGCGATGACCGTAGGCATCACACGTCTGATCACTGGAAGGATCACACGATTTAGGGTTGCAACGTTGCCAGCGGATGTAGCTCCAGCTGTGGCGCTCTCTGCCAAATACTTGCGGGTATTCTCTAGAGTAGCTGCCATTACTGAACGCTTGTTACCTTGAAGACCTTCTAAAAGAGCTTCTTTGGTTTCCGACCAGCGTGACTCGAGTAATTGTGACATTATAGTTCTCCTTAAACTTTTAGTCCCGCAAGCCTGCGGATGTCAAAGTACGTAGTTTGTCTGTCTGAACTGACTCGAGTAATTCTTTCATTACTACACGCTTGTCTCCACTCAATGGTCCGAGCAATTCGCTCATAACTTCTTTGCGGTTCATTGCGTCTTGTGCAATACGTAGTTCTTGTTCACGACTTTCTACTAATTTTTGTGTTTCTGCAACAATTTTTGCTGCTTCTTCGAGTTCTTGCTCTTTTGTAGCAACTACTCTTAGAAGTTTTGCTGTTTCGCTTTTCTCATTGAGATGGCTTGCAGCATATTCACTTGCGAAGCTTTCAAAAATTCTGCGACCAAAATCATTTCTGCGGGCAGCATCGATATCGTCACGCAATTGTACCATTTCAGATTTTAGTCCTTTAGAGACTGTTTCTTGAATGATAGCTGATGAGCGAGCAATAAAATCTTTCTTAACTTGTTCAAACTTAGCTTTGCTTTCGCGAACTAGTTTAACTTTTGTTTCAGCTAAGTCTTTCTTATCTGAGTGGAATTCTGCGATTTCTTTCGCTAGTGCATCCACGATAAAAGATTCTAATTTACCAACGTTGTTAGCAACTGCTTTACGATCTTCGTGTAGTTCTGCAAGTTCTTTGCGCAAATTATTCAATACAAATGCTTCCATTGCTGTAGCATCTTCTTTCATTTTTTGTGCATACTTGGCACGAGCTTCGATAAGTCCTTGACGGTCTTCTGCTAGCTCTGATAGCTCTGCCTGTAGGCGGTCTGCTAACATTGCTTCTACAGCTTCAACCATTGCGGATTTGTCGTGCTCGTACTTTTGTGCAAATTCTTCACGTAGTGTAGCAGTGACTTGGTCACGGTTTTCTTGAATTCTGCTTTGCCAAGCGGTTTCAATTTCCGATTTAAGTTCTTCGGAAATCACATTGTTTTCAAACAACTGTTTAACGAAATCTAGCATGTGATTCTCCTACTGTTATCTGAGACCTCTGATGATTCTCACCAGACTCTCTGCTATGTATTTCTGTGCCTTTGGGTCGCCTTTGACTTCTTGTGCTATTTTAAATGCCTGGTTTCCACCTAATGTGTTCATTAAATGTTCGTAAACTGGAGTTGGGTAAGCTCCCGGGGCGCTAGGTTGTGCTACAATATCAACCGTGATAATTTCAAAACCTTGAACATTACCACTGCCATCTACTTCACCGGAACCTCTACTCGATACACCCAACTTGACTCCCGACTGCAACATGGTCTGTACTAATTGACCCATCGGAGTTGGGATGATTTTAAGTTTTCCGTAGCCGTTAGGACCATCCATCCACATCTTGGTAATCATATGACTAACTCGATCTAGATTGATTTTTAAATCCTGAGGATGATCTAACTCTCCGCAAACTGAATATCCGCCAGAGATCTGCTCGTTAAGCGTTTTGACAG